TTATTTCCTAATAGTTCTTTTTGGTCCTTTACGCATCCCTGAATAGGCCAATAATCTGAAAAAAGCAAAAACCATATAATTGTTTTCTTTTTCAAGACAATCTAAGAATTTTTTTAATTCTTCTTTTGTATAAAATTGAGTTTCAACCTCTTCTTTTGTATTTAATTCTTTTTTTCTTTTTGGCATTTCAACAAGTTTAAAAGGATTACTTTTTATTAAATCTAATTTCATAGCATAGTCGAGAACTTTAGATGCGTAGGCTTTAACAACTCTAAAGTTTTGTAATTTATTCGCCCATTCATTAATATGTTTTTGACAAATTTGTACATTTATCTTCTCGATTCGATAGTTACCCATTGACGGCAAAATATGATTTTTAAAAATGCGGCTTGTTTTTAAAAATGTACTTTCTTCAACGGTTTTTTCGTAAGTTTCTATCCATTGATTGAATACATCCTGATATGTGGCAAATGTTTGTTTTTTATATTTACCATTTTCAAATGCCACTTTTAATTGGCGAGCTCTTTGTTGTGCCTCTTTTTGTGTTCTACAACCATTAATCGTTGTTTTTACTCGTTTACCAGTCAATGGATCTGTACCTAGATACACTTGGATTCTGTAATATTTTTTACCGTTTTTGTAGTACGCTACTGGTGTACCCATAATATCTCCTCCTATAACTACTTGTGGGGGCAAGTGTTATAAGAAGTAATATTTAATAGAAAATGGCTAATAAAGGGAATATTTTAGTTTCTAAATTTTCTTCATCTAATTTTATAGTTTTATTTGCTGTTTTGAAAGTTAAATCTTCATTTAAATTACCAATATATATTTTATTATTATGAATAATTGCAAGCTTTTTATTAAGAAGAAATTTAATTATTATTTCATAATCCAAATTTGGAAAGTAATCTACAAGTATATAGTCTCCTTTGTTTGCATATTCTGGGATTTCACTTTTTAATTTTACTAATAAGTGAAAGTAATCATCATTTTCAGGATTTGGAAATGGTTTTGTATATTGTTTAATGTAAATTTGATGCATCTCTAAGGTTTGATCATTAATAAAATCAATATCTTCGATTTTTTTAATAAAAGTATTCTCTTCTATTAAAAAAGCGTAAACAGAAATTAAAGAATTATTATTAATGATTGATTCTAAGATTTCTGAAATTATATTTATGGTTGGGAATAGATTAAGATTTTTAACTGTTAGATTGTCAGCATTTTTAAAGATAAATTTTATTTGATTAATTTTTTCTGTATTACTTTTAGAAAATTTATTATCTGATATGAACTGTTCAATTACTTGATCTTTGTAATTTTTATTTTTTGCAATAAAATTTACCTTATCTTTATATGATATTTCTATTTCAGGCAGTAAATTTAACAAACAATTGTTAATAATTGATCTTATTTTTTCAATTTCAAAAATAGAAACTTTATTATGTTCAATTTCATTTACGAAAAAATCTACATGTTCATTTGATAATGATTCACTTAGAAATTCATATTCTTCAGGTAGCAGTCTCCTCAAATTATTTCGTATAAAATTTTGTGTATTACCATATAAAAGTGAACTAATTGAAGTATTACCTAATTCCGCTATTCTTTTTAAACGTTCATTATTAGGAAGGTTTTTACCAGTTTCCCAATTACTAACTGTACCACTTTTAGCTTTTTCATCAATCCTAGCTGCAAAAGCATCCATACTTAATCCTAAACTTTTCCTAATATTTCTGATACGCTCCCCAACTTCTTTAGGATTAGGAATTATATCCATAGCACTTCTCCTTTCTATTAGTTAATCAAAGAATACTACAAAATACAAAGAAATGCAAAGATTTAATTTGACTTTAAATAATAAAAATGGTATACTAAGAAACACAAAGATGAAAAGGGGTGAAATCAAAAGAAACTTTTGGTTTTATTTTTTTACCTTATTACAAAGAAATACAAAGGAACAGAGGGATGAAAATGAGAATTGAGTTAAAAGATACGGATTTATCAACATTATTGGGAGAGCAAGCAAGTGCAATAATTGTCAAAACTATTGAACAAAAACTAGAACAATATTTATTAAGAAAAAATACAAAAGAGTGGATGACGCTAAAAGAGGCACAAGAATATATAGGAGTATCATTTAATACTTTATCCAAAATGCGTCGTATGGGCTTACGGGTATGTGAAATTGATGGTATAAAGCGGATTAAAAAATCGGAGATTGATAGATTTCTTTCTGAGAATAGTTATTAGAAGTATTTTAATGAAATAAAATATCACTTTTAAAAAAGAAATACTTGTGGGGGCAAAAGATATTGTAAAGGATGAGTATAGTGAATATTTGTAATTTAAACATTTCGAATTATGGTAAAGCTGCAATTTATTATGCACTGTTGTTTAAATGGAATGTTTTCCCGTTAATTCCAAAAAGAAAAGAACCAATAACTTCGAATGGTTTTAGGGATGCTACTACAGAAATAAGCCGAATTGTTAATTGGTGGACAGAATATCCAGATGCAAATGTAGGTATAAGAACTGGTAAGGAATCAGGATTTATTGTAATTGATATAGATGGTGAAATTGGAGATTATTCTTTGGAAAAATTAGTTAGTCAATATGGGGTGTTACCAGATACTGTAATAAGTCTAACAGGTAGTGGAGGAAAACATATTTTATTTAAATATCCAAATATACCCAATGTAGTAATAAAAAATAAGGTGAATTGGCTTGAAAAAATAGACATTAGAGGGGATGGGGGTTATATTGTAGCACCTCCATCTATACACCCAAATGGTAGGCAATACGAGTGGGAATTATCTAGTAGACCAAACGAAATAGAGATTGCGGAATTACCTAATTGGTTGTTACATCTTTTAGTTGGCGATAAAGAAAATCTAATAGCGAAAAAAGAAAATAGAATAGCAAAAAAAGAAACAGATTATTGGGTGTCAATCCTTAATGGTGTTTGCGAGGGACAAAGAAATAATGCAGCTACTTCGTTAGTCGGACATTTAATTAGATGTAATGTAAATCCAGCGATAATAATAGAATTCATGCTAATGTGGAATCAAAAAAATAAACCACCGCTTCCTGAAAGAGAGCTAGAATCGATTATTCGTAGTATTGCACGTAAAGACTCACGAACAAGAGTAGAGAGAAGGCGGTGAGATAATTGAATAAAGAACTATTACTTAATGAACTTATTAATCCTTTACCAATCCAATGGGAGCAACCAATCCCATTGGATAATACAATACTACCTACTTTTAATTCTAGCATATTCCCTACTTGGTTAAAAGAATATGTTGATGCGGTTGCAGAAGAAACACAAACGCCTGTGGATGCAGCAGGAATGGCTTGTTTAACGATATTATCTACCATTTTAGGTGGTAAATATGTGGTCAAGCCAAATGGAACATCATGGACTGAGACGTTAGGACTGTATTGTGTTATGGCATTAGATCCAGCAAATCGTAAAAGTGCAGTTTTTAGTTTATTTCAGAAGCCATTATCTGATTTTGAAGCAGAAGAGAGAGAACGATTAGCACCTATGTTGGCAGAAAAACAAGCGGAAGAAAAAGCAATAAAAAAACGTATTAGTGAGCTTGAAAACATGTACAGTAAGGAAAGTGATAAAGAAAAAGCAAGTTTAATCCTAGAAGAAATTAAAGAACTGCAAAAAGATGTTATCAATAAACAAAACAATCGTATCATATTGCCTCGTTTTTTTACTAGCGATGTCACACCTGAAAAACTAGCAGAGTTAATGTTCGAGAATAATGGGAAATTTGCAATCTTATCATCTGAAGGTGCAGAATTATTTGATATGGTTTCAGGAAGATATTCTGAAAAGTATAATTTAGATATATATCTGAAAGCTCACTCTGGTGACAATATAACTATAGATCGAAAAAATAGTAATAGCATTTTTATTCCCAATCCAACGCTAACAATAGGTTTATTTGTTCAACCAACTGTGATACAAAATCTTCCAAGAAAGTTTTCAGAAAGAGGTTTAACACAAAGATTTCTTTTTTTCTTGCCCCAATCATTTATAGGCTTTAGAAAAATAAAACCAATACCAATACCTACACAGACAAAGAAAATATATGAAATTAATATTAGAAAATTAATTACGTTAGAACACCAAAAACAAAAAAAGGAACCAATCCAACTAGTTTTTGATGAAGGAGCAACAAATTATTTAATTGATATTCAGATTGAAGTGGAAAAAATGTTAGGAAATCAAGATATGGATTTTGGCTTTAAAGGATGGCTGGGGAAATTAATCGGACAAATAGTTCGCATAGCTGGGGTGTTGCACATTGCAGAAAATATTCAAAATGAGAAAATACCAAATAAAATAACAAGAAAAACCTTAAAAAGGGCTGATTTATTAAGGGATTATTTTATTAAACATGCGGAAAAGGCTTTTGGTCTTATTGGAAAAAGAGAGAATTACGATGATTTGAAATATTTATTAGACAAAATAACATCTAAAAAATTTGAAAGGGAAGAATATATTGCATATCAAGAATTATGGCAATTAGTAAAAAAAAGATTTAAAAAATCAGAGGAATGTAAAAAATATTTAAATATTCTGGAAGAATTAAATTATATTAAAAATAGTTTTGAGGGGAGAAAACAAATAATTTATGTTAATCCTCATTTACAAAATAATTACCCTATTTCCCCTAATATTCTTCCAATACAATTACATCAACAACAGTAATTAGGATATTTACTTTCCCTAGAAGCCCCTAATTCCCTTTCAAATATTTAGGGTTTTTAGTGATTTTTAGGGAAAGGGGTTCCCCTTAAAAAATAATAATCTAATTTTACTTTTTTAGAAAATTAGGGGAATTAGGGGAAGTTTAAGAGAGATAAAAGAATTATATTAAATTTTAATTACTAATTGAGCATTTTGCATATTTTTTGACCCAAGAGCCATAAGGATTTCAAAGACATAAAAAAGGACTTCACCCCTAAAATGTAGAATTTTTGAAGTGACGAAACAACAAAAAATTCAAAAGGAGGAAGTCACTTTGTATATTCTACAAGAAAGCCTATTTTCCTTTGAAGAACTGCAAAAATTAGAGTCAAAAGAGAAATTACCTATCCAATCCTTGAATTCCCTTGACAAGTTCTTTCTTCCCCGCGTCAAGTTCCCCAGATTTCACGTCAAGCTCATTTTATTTCTTATCAAGCTAGATAGCATCTAAACCCTTCTATTCAAGACAATCCTTGAATTCCCTTGACAAGTTCTTTCTTCCCCGCGTCAAGTTCCCCAGATTTCACGTCAAGTTCATGTTATTTCTTATCAAGCTAAGATAGCATCTAAACCCTTCTATTCAAAACAATCCTTGAATTCCCTTGACAAGTTCTTTCTTCCCCGCGTCAAGTTCCCCAGATTTCACGTCAAGTTCATGTTATTTCTTATCAAGCTAAGATAGCATACAATCCTTGAATTCCCTTGACAAGTTCTTTCTTCCCCGCGTCAAGTTCCCCAGATTTCACGTCAAGTTCATGTTATTTCTTATCAAGCTAAGATAGCATCTAAACCCTTCTATTCAAAACAATCCTTGAATTTCCCTTGACAAGTTCTTTCTTCCCCGCGTCAAGTTCTCCAGATTTCACGTCAAGCTCATGTTATTTCTTATCAAGCTAAGATAGCATCTAAACCCTTCTATTCAAGACAATCCTTGAATTTCCCTTGACAAGTTCTTTCTTCCCCGCGTCAAGTTCCCCAGATTTCACGTCAAGCTCAATTTTATTTCTTATCAAGCTAGAGGGAATTTTAATTATTTTTTTAGGTAACTCTTGCATGGTTCAAATTCTTCATATCTCGTGTCAAATACACCGAATTCCACCATAAAGTTTCTTTATTTTCCACAATTTAGAGAGTATATGAAGCAGTTTCATGTCTATATCCTTTAGAAAACAGCCTATTCACCTTTATAATAAGTTGATCAGAGTCTAAATCAGTCTTCCCACATTTTTTATTTAGGTCTATGTATTATCCCTTTAGCCTTTCTTAATCCCAACAAAAAATGAGCCTAACAAACCCGTGTTAGACTCATTTATCAGCTGTTCCAGACTCATCTTCAGTATTTAATATATAATGTAAATTTGGATCATAATTAGAGGTAGCAATTTTTTTAATAAGTTTCTTTTCCTCTAATTTTTTAAGGATTTTTCGAGCATATTGAAGACTTTTTCCAAGAGCATCCGCTAGTTGTCTCGTTTTTAGTTTTTCTTTTGCATATGCAATTTCCAATGCTACTTTTTCATCATCGGTTAAACTTTTCCAACTTCTATTGATAATTGATGAAATTCTTTCTTCTCTGCGTTGTCTTCGCATTAATATGTTATTTTTTAAAGTTAGGATGACAGATGAATTAGTTTCAATATATACTGGAGGATCTAAAAAGAATTGTTCCATATCACGATAAATCCGTTTGACGCCCTCGTTCAGTTCTCGTACCCATCCAAACTCCGTCAATGCTCTAGCGATTTTTGGATTTCTTGAATACCTTGTATATTTTATATTTTCTACATTCACAATATTAGGGAGACGACCGGGACTGTGTATTTCAAGTCGGTCATCGAACATAAAGACTTTGATATCATCCCCATGTATGTTATAAGCTCGATGGGTAATAGCGTTTATGACTCCTTCTTGCCATGCAAAAGGCGGATATTCCGGAACGGTAATAAACTGTCCAGTATTTTTGTCAAGTGCAGTAAACTCCCTTAATTGTGTATCAATAAACTTTTTTGATTCCTCAATTAACTTAGGTATTGGACCCTCGAAAACCTTTTGTTTAGAGATGTTCATTGAAGTTCCAACATCTGCTTTCGTCCCATCATAACGGAAAAACCTTAACCTTGCACTAGGAATAAATGCTGTAGGATACTTCGCAAACATTAATACACCCGCTACGGTTAATTTTATCTGTCCATTCACTCTTCGTAAAAAACCTCTTGCCAAAAGGAGTTCCTCAAATGATCCATTAAAATCAAGTATTTTTTTGTACTTATCTAATACTTCTTTATCAAGGTCATCTAATGTGCATCCCTCAACAATCTGTTCTTCATAAAGACGACTACCCTTATCATATTCCAAATCTAACCTTTGTTCATGATTAAGTTTTATGGTTTCATCGCCAACCCTTAAAAAGACTTCATCAGCCTCTGTTTTATGAACTTTGTCTACACTAGGCTCTACATGTAATAAAATAATTTCATCTTCTTTCCCATTGTCTTTTTTAACTGGAATATTCTCATATTTATAATTTACAGATGGAATACATTTTTGAAATCCACATTGGATGATATCATTCACCTTTGTATTCCCTTGAGAAAGTACTCCTTGAATTTTTCCATCCTCAATTCCAACGACTATTAATCCCCCATTAGCATTGGCAAATCCCACAATTGCTTCAGCTAATTTGTTAATTTTGATACTTGCCGACTTGCGATCAAAAAATTGATTCTCTTTCTCATTTAATAAAAAGTCAAGAGTTATTTTACTGTTGTATTTAGAAATCTTCACCGTTTTCCCTCCTTCCAGTTTTCGCAAGGGGTTTTTTCTTTTAACTGTTACCTTATATCATTATTATTATGCATTATTCCCTCATTGTCCTGTAATTACCTGTAATTAATCAAAAAAATTCATGAAACTACATATTTCTGAACGCTTTTACTTTTTCTCCCTTCAGAAAATTAACATAAATACCAGTTGTTTACATACTTCCATGTCGTGCAAACTGTCCAATTCACTCAGTGTTCCAGTGCTAAGTTTTTGATTTCAAACTACAGCAATACACCTATCCATCCCCTCAAAAAATCCCTTGCCCTTCAAGGAACCAGTTCAATCATATAGGAGTATTACGATGACATAAACTCGAACATGCGGGTATTTCTAGGTAGTATAAATAATCTCTCTTCTAAAGGTTTAATCGGAGCATAACTTATACTACATCTATGGACAAATATTACGGAATCATATAAAGATAGTGCAAAGGATTCGCTAGCAGTAACAATACCCGCCTCTCTTTTTGAAAAGTGACCATCTCCATCAAAATTCCCTCTCAACATCGAAGGTACAAGTTCTTCTGGTATTGGTGGAAATTCTAAAGTTTTAGATTTATTAGGGTGAAGCTTGAACTTTTCAATTAACGATTTAACCATTTTCTTACTTCTAACAATTAATACTGATGTATTATTTACACCCTTATATAGGATATCTGAATTCGCTCCCATTTCCTTCGCTATCTTCTCTAATAATTCATAATCTTTTTGGATTATGGAGAAACCTAAAAGATCTTTATGTATCGTTCCATCTGTTTGGATTAGACCAACAATATAAATGACATTTGGACTTATTCTGTCAAAAAACTGCTCATCTATAATATGTTTTCTAGGTTGTTCTCTTATGGAAACTCCTTTCTCTCTTAAAATACGCAACACTGAATCACCAGATATATTAAATTTTTTGCCAATCTTAACCGCAGATACTGTGGGGGATATTGTACAAATCGACTATATTATTTATTTCTTCATTTGAAAGGTTTATTTTAGGATTTCTATCTGGGGTAACACCATTTTTTTTAAGAATCCTATATATTGAGCTTTTGTCTCTGTATTTAGACTTTCTAACAATTTCTTCTATAGGCATTCCGGCCTTATAAAAGTTGATAATTTCTTCATTAGTTAAAAACTCCTTCATGGCCTGCTGTATTTTGCTAGACCAAAAGAAAAAAGGTAGGGTATTCTCTGATTGGACCAAAAATCTTAGAGAAAGGAGTACCCTACCTATGTCTAAAAGGATACCGAATGTCGACTGGGCAAATCAACTGGAAAGTGGCATTCGTCAGTTTGTGAAGGAAAAATTAGAGCTGATTATGCGGGAAGAAATCAAACATTTCCTCGAAATCGAACAGGCGGACACATCCAATATGAGAAACGGCTACTATCAACGAAATCTAGATACGCAATATGGCCGGATTGAGGGTCTTTTGGTTCCAAGAGACCGAAACGGGGAATTTCAAACACAGTTGTTTGCCCCTTATCAACGCCACACCGGCTGGCTGGAGGAAGCCATCATTAGGATGTACCAAAGTGGCATGAGTACACGGGAAATTGGCAAGTTTATCGAACGAATTCTAGGAAATGCCTATTCTCCTGCAACGATCAGCCGTATTACCGATGTCGTGAAAGAAGACATCGGGAAATGGCACGCTCGTCCACTACACCAGTGTTATTCGATCTTATATTTGGACGGCTTGTACGTGAAACTTCGCCGGGATACGGTAGAGAAAGAAGTTATTTATGTGGTATTGGGGGTGAATGAAGAAGGGTATCGAGAAATTCTGGATTTCTTCGTGGGAGGACAAGAAAGCGCCTATGGATGGCGGGAGATTCTCCAACAGCTCTACAAAAGAGGCGTCAAGGAAGTGCTTCTGGGCGGATTCGATGGACTACCGGGGCTGGAGGAAGCCTTTAAGGCGGTGTATCCGAAAGCCGATGTGCAGCGCTGTGTCGTGCACAAAGTACGTAATACCTTAAATCGTGTTCGGAAAAAAGACCAATTCGAAGTGGCAGAGGACCTCAAGCTGATTTATCGCGCGCCGAATAAGGAGATGGCATTACAGATGTTTCAACAGTTTGAGTCGAAATGGTCCAGCAAATATCCAAGAGAAGTCCAATCTTGGGCCAATGAGTTGGATGTCCTCCTAACATTTATGGATGATCCAAGCAGTATTCGAAGTGTGATTTACACGACGAATGCCATCGAACGAACGATCAATGAGATTCGGAAACGTCTAAAGCCGATGAACAGTTTGAGCAGTTTAGAAGCCGCGGAAAAAGTCGTGTATTTGACCATCCAAGATTTTAATGAGAAATGGGCAGGGCGAAAGTTAAGAGGATTTGCCGAAGCGCATGAAGCCCTCGAGCGAATGTTTGAAGAACGTTATTGTTAACCAAATATTGTAAATAAACAAATAAGGGGATTCTCCCTTTCCGCACAAGAAACTGAATATTCAGTCTCTTGTGTGGAGGAAATCAGTCCCCTATCAATTCAAATCCATTACAGAGAAACCCTTCCCCTATACATTACGCAAATTTCTTGACGGTACCATATTTTCTCCGGTTTTAACCTAATCTATATATTCCAGCACAAAAGAGCGCAGTCATTCTTTATTTGTTACAATGGATAACAAGCATTGTATTAAAATGGGATTGACTTTTGTGCAACAGGGATTAACGGAACAATCAAGAGAACGATGGACACAGGCAGCATCCTGCCCCGCTCCCATCCCCTTATCATTGAGCAAGAAAGCATTTGTTTAAATTCTTGATTATACCGTTTTTGACTCATGATTCGGACACAACCTTTCGTTAGTTTAATATTAATGACTTAACCAAGTTGTGTCCATAAATCTATACTACATCTAATGAGACTTAATATAGTTCGTCAATATACGTTGCATTTCTTAACAAAGGCAAAGTTGTTGTTTTGTTCACTAAGTATCTCGCCTCTAAACCATTTTTCAGCGGAAGAGGATTCGCGAATGTTCCCACTTCACGTAAAAGAACCACATTCGTCGTTTCCCACGTGCGAATTTCATCCCAAAACTTCGGATCGTTCATTAAAGGTTGTAGTTCAGGAATATGAATGTAGTCGCTTGGCTGAATGTCATAAATGATTTCCTTTACTTTTCCATAATAAGCGATATGACGCGGATGCTCGTTTTTTGTTCCGTCACTTTCTTGCTTCGTCGTTTCATAAAAAAGCAAATACTGCATCGGTGTCACTCTTCCAAGGGAAGGATTAAAGAAGTAAACGTTGTGCTTATGAAGCAATTCCATAAACCATGGGTGTTGAGTGACGATCACCGCCTCTCTTACTTCTTTCACCTTTAACTCATCAATTTTTACACGCGAAAAAGACACATTCGTTTTCATTTCTTTCTCAACCCTTTCCTCAATAGTTTGAATAAGAAATTCATTCAGCGACTGACTATAGGACGAAGCTAATTGTGCAACTTCTTGATGTAATTGGGGAGACATTCTTAGTAAGATTCGACCACTATATTCTTTCATTACTGCCTCCTTTAATATGATTCGTTGATGATATCATTATATAATCGTGCTGATTGTATGTCAAGCAAGATATACGATTTGATATCATTTTTTAAAATCAAAGTTCTTCTGCATAGTTATTGTCAATCAGAGAAACCCACGTCCCTCGGCCTCCATCACCTTTCCCTATGCAAAAATAACAATATGGATAACGATTGCTTTTATGAAAAGGAAGGGTGTTGTCCAACTTGTTCTTTGCCCAATTTGGTGTTTGGTCTAAGAATGGTTGGATGGGTATTTTTGCAAAGTTGTATGTGATAAATGTATATGTTTTAGTTTCTCAAGAAAAATCTTTTCAGTTAGGTGTTTTTGGCAAGTAGAAAATGTATGAAATGGCAATTAAAAATGCATACATACACTTGCCAAATTCCATGGTTAACGTTGAGAGATTGAGTCTTTGTATCGGTGACTTTCACCATTGAAGATGATTAAATGAGAATGATGAATCAGCCGATCAATGACGGCCTCTGTTAAAATGGGATCGCCAAAGACATTATTCCATTGGCTAAAAGGTAAATTGGTTGTCACAATGATGCTTTTGGTTTCATAACACATGGAAATAACTTGAAATAATAACTCTGCCCCCTGTTTATACAATGGAATATAGCCCAATTCATCAAGAATCAAGAGATCCAACTTTTCGATTTGATTGAGAAATTTACCAAGGTCACCTTTTTCATTGGCCTCCAATAAAGCATTGACAATGGAGGCGGCCGTATAGAACTTCACTCTTTTTCCTTGTTTTTTCATCAAATTGAGGGCGATGAGAGTGGAAAGGAATGTTTTACCGGTTCCCACTCCGCCATAGAAGATAAGGTTTTCCTGATTTTTCGTAAACTCACCTTCTAAAATATAATCTTTTGTGATGCCTGGGGCTAGTTGAATCTCCCGCCAATCATAAGGTTTATTTGTAAGCGTAAAATAACGCCCACGTGTTTTTTCGTGGGCGTTATTTTACGCTTACGATTGTTTGTTCAGGTAAAAAGAAATTGTTTCGAATATATTTCACCTTTGATTCGACATTCCCTTTTTCATTTCCGCTGGCTGGGTTGCAGAACTCGCATTCCAACTAATGTTACGCCGGATACCTTATGGTATCCTGCATATCCATCGACATGCAGGTATCCTTTAAACCCTTTTAGGAATTCTTTGGCATGTTCTCCGGCTCTAGTTTCCTGATAGTCATAAAGGACAAGTGGTGGATCCTCTCTTCCAGTCCGATAAAGCCACATGTAAGATTTCGATGTACTTGACCTTCCAGGTTCATGTAAAACCTGAACAGTTGTTTCATCCGCATGTAGAATGTCTTTAGAGAGGAGATGCTCTTTCATTCGTTGATAAATTGGCGCAAGCCATTTTTCGGCACCATAAAGCATCCAATTGGCCATGGTTTGCCTGGATAAGATCACACCTAATCGTTTGAACTGTTGTTCTTGGCGATATAGAGGTAGCCCCTCTACATATTTTTGATTCATAATATATGCCATGCTTGACGGTGAAGCTAAACTTTTTGGATACACAGATTTTGGGGCAGGTGCTGTAACGATTGGTGTCTCTATTTCATTACGCTCACAATGACGGTGACTGCTGAATGACGTTTGGATTCAGGAAGTACGTTTAAAGCCTCATCGAACTTTCTGCGGGCATGAGCCCAACATCCAACTAATGTTACGCCGGATATCTTATGGTATCCTGCATATCCATCGACATGCAGGTATCCTTTAAACCCTTTTAGGAATTCTTTGGCATGTTCTCCTGCTCTAGTTTCCTGATAGTCATAAAGGACAAGTGGTGGATCCTCTCTTCCAGTCCGATAAAGCCACATGTAAGATTTCGATGTACTTGACCTTCCAGGTTCATGTAAAACCTGAACAGTTGTTTCATCCGCATGTAGAATGTCTTTAGAGAGGAGATGCTCTTTCATTCGTTGATAAATTGGCGCAAGCCATTTTTCGGCACCATAAAGCATCCAATTGGCCATGGTTTGCCGGGATAAGATCACACCTAATCGTTTGAACTGTTGTTCTTGGCGATATAGAGGTAGCCCCTCTACATATTTTTGATTCATAATATAGGCCATGCTTGACGGTGAAGCTAAACTTTTTGGATACACAGATTTTGGGGCAGGTGCTGTAACGATTGGTGTCTCTATTTCATTACGCTCACAATGACGGCATCCATAGACATATCTGTAGAATGTCTTTAGAGAGGAGATGCTCTTTCATTCGTTGATAAATTGGCGCAAGCCATTTTTCGGCACCATAAAGCATCCAATTGGCCATGGTTTGCCGGGATAAGATCACACCTAATCGTTTGAACTGTTGTTCTTGGCGATATAGAGGTAGCCCCTCTACATATTTTTGATTCATCATATATGCCATGCTTGACGGCGAAGCTAAACTTTTTGGATACACAGATTTTGGGGCAGGTGCTGTAACGATTGGTGTCTCTATTTCATTACGCTCACAATGACGGCATCCATAGACATATCGAACGTGTTTTAAAACTTTGACTTGAGCCGGAATAATCACTAATTCTTGTCTTACTTCTGTGCTCATTTCGTGTGTTTTTTCACCGCAACACGAACAGACCTGCTCTTCTTCGGGTAAACGATATTCAATCGTTTCCATAGGCAGGTTTTCAAACGTAGCTTGACGTTGACCACGTTTCTTTTTACGACGATATGTAATTGTTTCAACAGTTGGCTCTTCGGCTTTTACATTAGACTCTACTTCTGCTTCATTGAATAAAGGTAGTTCTAATTGATTAGGGTTTGTTTTTTCGCTTGAAGAGCCAAATTTTCGTTTTTGACTAAGACGATACTGTTCTTCATACCATCGTCATTTCGCCGTCAATTCAACGATTTGCTGTTGAAGTTTTTCAATTAATTCAAATGGGTTTTGGTTAGGATTCTTTAAATTTTTCATCATGTAGTAATAATTCGACGGTTTTAGCTATTTTCCTCCAAGGTTTTTGTTAAAAGTAAAAAATTCATATAACTGTTCTAGCCTTTACTTCTGGGTGTGCTTTCTTTTGCTCCATTGGAAGACCATCCAATAACCAGCGTAATTGCCGATAACTAATTTGTATCGTTCCAGTGTCATTTTCATTTGGCCATTGAAATTTTCCTTTTTCCAATCGACGATAATAAAGCCAAAAACCATTATAGTCCCAGTGAAGAATTTTTCATTTATCTCGCTTTCGATTACAGAACACAAAATAACTTGATGAAAAGGGATCTAAATCAAATCCCTCTTTCACCAAAGCAGCTAATCCATCAATGGATTTTCTCAAATCAGTACTTCCTTTTGCCAAGTAAACTCGTTCAGCTCTTGTACCAACTAACATGTTGATTTCAACGTCCTAACCACTTCTGAAAGAAAGGCCGGATCGAAACCAGGTTTTACTTCAATTGAAATCCCACTAATTTCAATCCGTAATGAATTTTCAACTGTTTGTGAATGATCTTCTAGGGTAACGGATGCCCATTTTGTAGACTTTCCTTGATTGTTTATTGGATTTTCAATTTTTCTTAACCAGTATTTAAACTGGTGAATACTCCATTGATTTTCCTTGCACCAGTTTACTTGAGTTTGACCGCTTTTACGATAGTCAGCGATTCGTTGTTCCCAAACCTTTCGTAATTCAGGATTCTTAGGCATAAAAAAAACTCTTTCAATTTCATCATGAGGAGATTATCTCATGAAATTAGCACATCAAGAAGGTGTGCAAGATTTGACGCTTACATCTGTTTTGTTTTTAATTGAGAGTTTTGCAAAATTAGATTTTTATTAAAAAGAGTTTTAAAAGAAACCCAAATAAATTGGGGTATTTTGTATCTTTGGTTTACAAATATTCTGTTTGTCCTTTTTTGGGCGTACTTGCAGAATTTTTCGCTTTAAAAATTTTTTAAGCGGTTTGTTGCTTTTTACTCTCTTTTGCCATTGCGAGAGCTGAAACCAGTAATCTCTCGTTAATCTTTTTGCTCAAAAAAGACAAAATTTTATCTACCCCCAAAACATCAGAAATGCCTTTGTTTTGGGGGTTTTTCGTTGTTTTGAAATATTTTTACCCATAAAAAAGAAACCATAATAAACACTTTTTTCTGGGGGAACATTTGGGGGACATTTTTTAGCAATTTAAAATCAATTTATTGTGGGTAGATGTACTAGAAAACCGCCAACCACTCAAATGTGGAAGGCGGTTTTTAGACTATTAATTCCAATTTTTAAGAAAGCTAATTTCTTTATACTATGCTTCGACTATATATCCAACTGTCAAAATTTTCAATTGCTTCATTTTTGCAAGCGCCGCTTCGGCGTCTGATTTAGAAGAATATGTTCCGGTAGCGAAGCGATAAACATTACCATCTTGATAGACTGTACAATATTTCGCGCTAGCAATTTTATTTTTTTCCAGTAGCTGCACAGCTTTTTCCGCTGCTGTTTTTGTTGCATATCCGCCAGATTGTACCCGATACAGTGTTTTCTGATTAGTTTTTGTCTCAGTAGTTATGCTTGCAACTGTAAAAAAAGACAATGGTTTGCTACTAATAATTTTACTTAAGTCCAAATTGCCGCTATAACCAGACAGTTTCCCAACCGAAGTATATTGCCAGAGGTCACATGGATAATCTGGTTTTACTTGTGGTTGCCCGTTATTCGTGCCATATCGCGGGATCCACACGGCGTCAAAGTCAATCATATCCAAATTAAATGGCTTGTATAGATGATGGGCGATGTAGACGCCAACTTTTCGTGCTCCTAGCTCACGTAACTTTTTGACGTATGCTTTTACCCCTGCTCGCATATCCTTCATGGATTGCTCTTCCACGTCCAACCACCAAAAAGTAGGATTCAGGTCTTTCGTGCGGTTATAAAAATCAATCGCTTCTTGCTCCATGTCTTTGATGGAAATTCCTCGTACCCATGCATATGCAGCAGTTGGTACACCGCGTTTACGTAGTTCGGCATGGTGAGTCCGGTAATATTTATCAATCGTTGCAGATCCATACTGAGTACGAATGATTGCGTGATCGATATTTTTAGCAAAAACATCATAATTGATTTTTGCTGGTGGTTGATGATGTGATAAGTCAACGATATATCCCATTTTTATTACTCCTTTCATAAATTAAAAACCGAGTGATTACTCACCCGGTTTTTCGTATGTTAAAGCGCGTTTGCTATCTGATAACCCGCGAGTTGTTGGATCTGGAATTAAATTGATTGCATTTACAATTGTTAATCCTATTAAATATGGATTAGAGATGAATCCTATTAACACATCTAATAATTTTTCCCAGCTGTTAATATCTTCATATTTTATTCCCAGATAACCAAGCGCTGGAATTAGCAAGGCCCCAATAAAACGGATGATAAACGTTAAATTATGTTTGCTAAACCGCACTTTCCAGTTAATTTTCATTTTTACATCCCTCCGTTAGTCAAAAGTAAGCCAAGCAACCCTGTGATAATTGCCCCTATGATAATGCGTAAAATCCAAGTTGTGTTGTTTTTTATACTTTGCATATCTTCTTTCATGTCTTTCAATCCCGCTTCAGCAACTGCTAATCGCGTTTTAACATCTGTCATGTCTTTTTCTAAATTAGATACTCTTTGTTCCATTAGACCACCTGCTCTGCAAAAAAATAACACCGATAACACCGCTCGGCACGGTGCGTTTCCGGATTTTGGTGCAATAGAAAAATCCCTACATAAACCAACCACACCCACCAGTATTTAATGAGATGGGCTACGGTGTAAGTGTGGCGAAATAATCCATCATTAGAAATCAACTCCGGTGATTTCCTTGTACTGCTCCGGTGTGATTTCACCATAAGGATTTTTTTCAGTTTTCACGGCCAACCGTAATTGCTCGGCAGTTACCCAATTCATTTTGTACGCAAGTTTCCAGAAATTCATCGTGATTCACTACCTTTCATTTGTAAAATTTGCAATTTTAAAGACGCAACTTCGGCACCCAATGTGTTGATGCTTGCGTCTTTTTGAATATTGTTTAGTTTTTCCTGGGCTAGCTGTATACCGAGTGCAGCGACCATTTCATCTGTAGTTAAGCCTCCCCCAATTTTCTCAGGCTCCCCAAAGCTACCGTCTGGAAGTCGTTTTCTACGTACAATAGCCATTACTCAAGCACCCCACTTATCAATTTAATGGAATCATCTACATCAATAGATGAGCGCGTCATATCAATTTGTAAGATGATGTTGTCTACAGAATCATCTACTTCATAGAAGAATTCATCTTCCACGATGTCATTATCCACTGGTGCTGTATTTTCAAGACTCATAGATACAAAATTTTCTGGCTCACCTTTAAGCGTCATGTTGATTTTTATATCAATTTGCAAGTTTTTATGGCGCTGGATCCATAATAAAACACCTTTTGCGCTGCCACTTGGAGGCTCGATTTTGTACCGAGCAGTGGACTGCAATAAAGGTGTTTTGACTTCTTTCTTATTCAGTTTGATTGTTTTAGTGTACTTCGCACCATAGTTATCGGCTGCCTCTATGGTAATTGTATTTTGGCCGACATTTAACTGGCCAAGCATAACATCAAAGCTAAATGCATCGCCAGGGCCATTGTACACTTCGACACTATTATTGTTGTTAATTCGGTAGCTCACTTTAATATTCGCATTGGCATCCGGGTCGCCGGCTTGTCCGCTAATTGTGAATTTATCCGAATCGATTATTCCACTTGGTACCACTTCATCAAGTGTTAGTGTTGGCGCTCGATTTGGCACCACATAGAATGTCCGTGTTTGTACTTCCGACTGTGCACCGTCCGAATCCACCGCCCAGACTTTGAGTGTATAAGCGACACCGTCCGTCAAAGCGCTAGACACTGCTGTGTCTCCGTCGTACAGTACACCACCAGAAAATTTTAACTGCTTATTAAACGTTATTGTCGTTTGCGATAAGTTTGTTGCTAAAACTTTACGTTGACTATCATTGATTTGATAGTAAACAGTAACCGATTGGTCAGCGTCGCTGTCGTATGCGGAGCCGGCGATTGTGAGTGTGTCGTTTTCGTATAGTGTTAAATTATTTTCGATATTTAGTGTTACTATCGGTAATGAGTTTGACTTTACATTATAAGTTGGGCTTGTTTGATAGCCGGAATAAGCACCATTAGCGTATGCTCTCACGCGAAAAGCGAGTTTTGTCGTGCCGTTTGGAATAGTATAAGAAAAGTTACGATTTGCTCCGCTATAAATTTGCGTATAGTTTCCACCATTTATAGATACTTCTAAACCATAAGTAATTACATCACCGTCTGGGTCCATTGAAGCTCCCCATGATACCGTTACAGTTTCGCCTGTTTTAAACGAGCCTGCAACTGAAATAGTTGATGGTGTCGTTGGTGGATTGTCTGCTAATCCCTTTTTCACATACCAATACCCATCGGTATGTGTACCATTATCGGGGTAAGTTCCATTTTCTGCAATAATATTTGATTGTACTAAACTTCCTCTTGAATAAGTATTATAAGCTTCATTTATAAGAGCATATTGAACAGTTGCCTCTATATGTGTATTTGCATATCCTGCTGATTTAGCAGTGAATTTTTCTAATTGTTGTCCGTTGGCGGTAACTCTATACCCAGCAGTATTTATATCTACAAAATCTTCAGGAACAAAAGGATTTATTAACCCCCACACAGAAGGACTAGAATTAGTGTAGCCTTTATAAAGTCTTAAATCATAAAAACTAGCATAGGTAGTACTAAGTTCATGCCAAATAGGAGTTTTTTTTACAATTGAAGTATACTTATCGTAATAGTACTTAACCACCTACACCACCTCCACTAACTCAACTTCATAGACCGTATGTGGGCCGACAAGCATTTCTTGAGTTTCTGTGTCGACAACCGCCGTACTCCGAGCGATGATAGCGCCTTTGACATAATCATGCGCCATCGTTTGCACAGTGATCGTGTTGGCGCTTGTGTCCACGGCTGTGATGTAGACGTCTTCGTAGTTGGTGCCGTCGAAAATCGTGGCATAAGTAAATGCGTTGAACTGGCTGGCATCGATAACACTGACCGCAACGTTTGTGCCCGCTGAAATATCCGCTTTGACGTGCGTGGCTTCATTTAACAACTTTATCCGGGACGGCGAGCCATCAAACGCATCTAAAAAATTCCCGTTTGCGCTCGGGACACGCCCGTTGAGTTCGAGTTGGGCGATGATGCTTTTTAATTGGCGTTGGAAAGCGATTAAGTATTCACGGTTGAGTTGAATATTCTTGTCTAAATGCCCCATCACTTTTGCATTATGGCGCGTTCCTTCTTGCAGGGCTTTCCACACCGGTGCACCTGTAATTGGATTAACCTTTTGCTTACCGGTTTTTTCATCAATGACTGGAATAAAATTTCCATTTTCATCAATTTGTAAAATGTGATCAACGAAATTTATTAGCTCATAAGGTTCGATTTTTTTAATCATGGAGCCACACCACCTTCAGGGATAATTGGTATGTCGAACACATACATAAATCCATCGTTTTCTTTATGGAAATTAGTTGTACCGCTAATTAAAATCACGTCGTCCTTATCCAAAAGTGTAGCATGTGTTACTGGACCACTATAATCATCTAAATAAAACATCACTCGTAAGATATTCCCCATTCGTTCCGTACGAAAAATATCAAAGTCTCTTTCGACACCATCGATTGTAAAGCGCGCTTTTCGAATGGTTTCTAATAACGCTTGATAAAAAACATTCATCAATCGTTCATGTATTTGCATAAAACCCCTCCTTTAATAGGAAAATGCCATGCCTGTAATCGGATAGACCACTCGATATTTCTTTTCGCTAACCGGTATTTCAACATTACTTGAACCAACAAAACCAACGTCGTCATTATTGCTGATTGCGACGTTGGTTATTGGATAATCAACTGGGTAGATGTGTTTTCGAGCTGCAATTTTAATAGGAGGTACTTTAATTGCGTAAACAAAATGAAGCCAGATGTTCAAAGGTATCATAGCTTCAAGAGTGTTTTTCAAATTAAGTACATCATTAATTTTTGAATAAAGTTCTAAATGTAGTTCAAACTCTTCTGGATCGAGAAAAAGGCCATAATTGTTTTCCCCACATAGGGAGTTTAAAAGTTGCTTTAAAGTCCTCATGGTATAAGGGAGTTTATTATTAATCTTTGCTAAAACCCGCTGCCTTCGTTCTTCTAAGGTGTCAGTACGTCTGCGTTGAATCTTGAGCATCTTCTCCCATCGAGCGATACCTTGTTCATTCGCTAGATGCACGAACCTGTTATTGAATATGTCAATAATTTGCATCCGGACCTTATTGAAGTTTTTGTTCTCGACATTAGCAATTTCCTCGAAATCTTTTAAATCTTTAACAGTAGGAGGTTGTAAAGTAGATACATCTATTTCATGTGATAAGAAATTATCCACTTACCTCACCTCTTACAGGTATTTCGAATATGCCTAAAATTAAATTTTCAGGCGCTCCATTCAATAATGTATTTTGCACATCGACGACACCATTAATTTCTAAAATTCTAGTTTCAATTTGTATGATGCGAACGACAAGCTGCTCTGAATCTTCCCAAGTTTTTTTGAGTTCAAGGAAGTAATCGTCAATCGCTTGATGAACTTCAAGCTCAATATCCTCCCATGCATAGCTTTCTTCGTAAGTAATGTTGAGTGTAATATTAACAGGTACTTCAATGACACCTTCAATTTTTACTACGTGGCCTATCGGTGCTATTCCTAACCCTTCACCTTTGTTACCTTCTGGGTCAATGACAGTTTGCAAATCATTTAGTAATGATTGTGAAGGTGTTCGATACTGTGAATCCATGACTACTAACAATACATTGTGCATTCCATCCCTGAAACGTACCGCTTTAACACCACCTACACCCTGTAACTCGTGTACTTTATCCTTATAATCCTTTCGATTTCCGCCATATGCTTTGGAATCAAAACTTTCGAGATACCTTTTTCTTAAAGATTCCGTACTTTCTTCATCTTCTCCTGGTACAAGCAATTCGGTTAGTTCTGCTTTTTGAAGTCCATCAATATATTCAATTGGAATAAGCGTGCCAAACCGAGTGTTCCCAATGGATCCAGCTGTTTCGCATTGTATTTCATATATACCTTGTGATATTCGTTTGCTAGCAACATAATTCAATTCATCAAGCGAAAACCTTGAACCAATCGGAATATCGATGTTAAATTCTCCTTTTAGTATTGCATGCGTGGCAGGTTTTGGTGTTATACCACGATCCAAACATAACCGTATTAAAAATTCCCTCGAAGCTGTATCGCCAAACATTTCGTTAATTAATGATTCCATCGAGAGATAGAGTTGGTACAACTGAATTGTGTGCGGAGCCAACGCATCATAAATAATCGAACCTTCTCGCTTGTCAATATCATTCGGCACTTGACTAAGTGCTTCTTCTAACAAACGTTCCGGGGTTATGTTCTCAAACATTACGCAATTTTCACCTCCCAAGAAGCGTCAACTTCGCCGTAAATTGTATGGGCAACAAACGAGACAAACACTTTATTCTTCTTATGGCCAAAAGAAAAAGCGTTGACACTTGTAATTCTGTCGTCTTGTGTCAATGCTTCTGTAATTAATCTTTTTATCTCGCTGTAAACATATGGAATTGGTTGTCCGAATAATTTAGCGAGTTCTGCCCCGTAGTTCCAAGAATAAATGATATGCTCGTATCTTTCGGTAGAAAGAGTTTTATAGATGAATTGCTTAATCGCTTCCTTGCCGTCGACATAGCCAACAATACGATTTTTTTCTAAGTCGATTCGATAAGTTTTTGACGGTTGTTGTACTTCTTCGAAATCATTTAATAAATCGTTGTTAGTTTGTGGTAACACGTTATCACACCCTATCTACCACGATATATTGCTGACCACCTTGCATACGTATGAGCAGCACTTTTTCGCCATTTTTTAAACTGTTATGCACTAGAAATTTTTTTCGACCTTTATATTCATGTTTGTGCGGAGCGAATTCCGAATATCCGCTTCCACCGCTTGCACTCTCTGTTTCGTGATTCATCGTCATGTCAACTTCAAAATCCGTGACATTTCGAGTGAGTTTTAATTGCGCTTCTCCAAGAATTAACTTCTGGTCGATTCGAATTTGTAATGGATTTTCGTTGATAACTTCTCCATATCTAATTGCTGTCGGATCTGATGCGTTTACTGCTTCGACCGCTGCCTTTTTAATCAACTTTACTAAGTCGTTAACATTACGCAATAAACTCACCGCCAATCAATTGCAAGTCCATCGTGTGCGAAGATTCATTAAATGTGTGCTTAACACTTTCAACCACCATGTAATTTGCTACGGTTATATCACCAAGATATAACGCGACTGGTAAAACGGAGCCACCACGTACACGTACATCCCCAAACACTTTATTTACTGAGAGTTTACGAGATTTACGATTAAATTGTTTGAGCAATGTGTCAGCTTTTAGTTTTCCATTCGCACTTTCTTGAATGGTCTCAAAATACTGTAATACTCCCCATTTATTGATGTTATTGGTGTCTTGAGCAATATAAATCTCTCGTTTTCCGTTCTTTTTGTCTTCATAAACGAGTTTTATTTTGTTATAAGTTTCATTGTCAATGCTCGTTGTATAATTAAAGCTTTCGCCCGTTTCTTCGTCGATTAAAATGTTCAAACGCATGTCTTTCATATTATTTAATATTAATTTCCCGAACTCATCGTATAACACAAACACTTCGCCCGTGTTGGCTGTCGTCTCATCCAACGCCATTTGAATAATTTCAAACAGTTCTTTGTTATCGGCCGTCAACGTTGGGATGTAATACTTCGTGTCATCTGCACTAACGAAATTCAAATTAAAATCGGCTGCAATCGTTTTTAAGATTTGCACAGCCGATTTATTCGTAAATACATAAGTATCTTTATTTTTTAAATAACGTAATTGATCGTAAGCAGTCACTTTAATTTTGTCGTTGTTTTGACGCTCTTTTGTAAACACAAAACCGTAAAATATTTTGTTTCCGTTATATTTAAAAATGACTGGATTGCCTTCTTGAAATCCTAACGCCTCATCTTTCAAGACTGTAAATGTCAATTTCCCCGCTGCTTTGCGCCGCTGTGTCTCCCAAGTGACACCTTCCTCGACAACGCATTGTTGAATTTTGTTTCCGTTCTGTATGATTAATTCAACATTAGCCAAGTTTTAACACCTGCCCCGGATAGATGAGATTCGGGTTTTTAATATTGTTCAATTTTGCTAGTTCCGTGTATTTTGAGCCGTCACCCAATTCTTTTTTGGCGATAGCCCATAGTGTATCTCCCGATTTTACTGTATAAGTTTTAGGAATTGTTTTCGTGCTTGTATCACGCTGTTTTTCAATTTTTACAGACTTAACTTGCGTTTGCGGTGCACTTTGCGCTTTTAAAACTTTCGTTCCCCAAGGTCGGTACTGTTTTAATCGAATTGGTACAATGACATCAAAACCGTTTTCTGCATCTTCTTGAATCTCGTAATCTTCTAAAGATACAAGCATATTTGTATCAAAAAGAAATGTTCCGTTTGGTTTCATTCTGTTGACGATAAAAACGAATGGTTTCTGATTAATTTTTAACTGTTCAAGTTTGTTTAAGTAGTACGATGCAGGTTGATACCCGTTCGGATAAACAGCGAATGGATATTTTACGTTCGGAAGTAATATCTCGAATTCTATTTCGGTAAGACCCGCTTTTTTCAATAAATTGACTTCGCCGTCATCAATTAATGTCAAAGTTTCATTTTTGTTGTTGATTTTTAAAGTGAGTTCTTTCGGTGCAACGGGGAATTGTACCCCGTCTAAGAAGAAGTTATACATTCCCTATTACACCCCCTCCGGCAATGCATCAAGCGCTTCTTCTGTTTTTGCTACTAATTTATCTACGATTCCATCTAAATCCAGCTCACTATTGATGTTGTTCTGCATTCCGCTCATATCAATTGTGATATTACCTGTTGTATAGCGATTGATTGCTTCGGCGTTTGCTGCATCTCTCAAGTATTTCATATCTTCTTCTAATAAATCCACGCTGTCAGCCAATTTTCCTGTATTGCCAGCTGTATCTTTTGCGGATCCGTTACCTGCATCGATTGCATCGCCTAAGCCGTTTACCGAGTTTAAGATGTCTTTCATATATTTTTCCATGTTAAAACTCTCTTGATTTTGGATATCTAAATCAAAACCACTAAATAGATTCGCTCCCCAGTTATATGCATTCACTGCATTATCAAGCGGAGACATATACTCAAGTCTCGGAAGCTCGATATACGTTTCTGGCATATCTCCGACCCAATCGTTGATACGCTTTTTTAAACCGCTATAATCCGCTTTGATTGATGTTCTCGCACTAAATTTACCGACTTTACCAATGTCTAACCCCGGTATTTGATTTAGTGCTCCTATAATCCAGTTAATCCCTTCAATTGCTTTATTAGCAGCAGCAATTAACATATTCGCAAGATTTGTAGCAACACTATCGAACGAGCCGATCATCGATGTTGCCATGTCGATTGCGCTGTTTGCTAAATTCGCAAAGAAACGTTTTATTGTGTAAACCGGATTACGCCATATATTAATCCAAAACTCAGCGAATGAAACGACCAAATTCAACATATAAGCAATCACGTTGTAGAAAACAGAATACATGAACGCGAATGCCCCAGTTATTAATCCGACAGCGCTAATATTCGCGCCCGTAAAATGATTCACTACTTCTATCGCCGCAAAATATAAACCTATTAGTAAGATTAAAGCCCCTATAATAACTCCAATCGGGTTGGCTGCCATAGCCGCGTTTAAATTCCATTGAGCAAATGTAAATTCCATTGCAGCAATTTTTGCAATAGTAAAATATGCAGCTAACGCTAATAAAGCTGAACCTACTATAGTTAAAACAGGTTCTATTATGGCCCAATTGTCGTATACAAACGCACCAAGAGATGCTAAGCCATGTAAAAATGTTAAAGTCAATTGCGCTATCACGTATAATGATTGACTAGCACGATTAACGAATTCTTGAAATTTTTCACTGTTTGCTATTTCATTCATGTATGCTAAAACATCTTGAAACGCCCATAACGCTTCATTCTTGAAACTTGTCCAAATTTGTCCGAACGTTAAAGGCATACTTTCAAATTTTTTATTAATATCATCAGCTGCTGCGAACATTGCCGATTTTACGATTTCTGCAGTGATTTCACCGTCTGCTGCCATCTCGCGTATTTTACCAATCGGCACATCAAGATAATCAGCAATCGTTTGAATGATGGTAGGCGCTTGCTCGAAGATTGAGTTTAACTCGTCACCACGCAGAACACCTGAACCTAGCGCTTGAGTTAATTGTAAACTAGCATTTGCAGCCTCTGTCGCTTCGGTACCAGCAATACTAAATTGTTTTTGTAGCAATTCTGCAAAAGCGACTACTTCTGCAGTACTTTCGAAAGCGTCGCGTGCATTATTTCCAAGTTTACCTACGATATCAACCATATCTGAATAAGAAGAATATGAACGTTGCGCGCTATGGTAAATCATATTTTGCAGTTCGGCTGTTGTTTGTAACCCGTCATTCATTAATTCTAGACGAGCTTTACTATTTGCAATTTCATCAGATATGCTTATTGCATCTCCGATTGCATTTAAAGTCAAATAAGTTCCGACGATACTTCCTATAGTACCTAATAGTTTTTTTGCATAGTTATCACTATTCTGTACGCTTTTATTAAATTCATTTTGTGCGTTTTCAGCTTGCCTAATTTCATTTTCAATCTGATTAAAATTAGCTTCAACCTGTTGCAATTCTCTTTGCGCTGCTTCTAATGCAGACACATCAACAGCTTTTCCGGATAAATCTTGCAATGTTTGAAAACTATCAATAACAGTCGCCATCGCCATGTTCATTGCCCGGAATTGTTGCGACATCATGTCATGGACCATGATGCTAGTTTTAATAGTCGTCATCTCTTATCACCGCCTTTTTAGGCATAATAAAAAGCCACCTATTAATTAGTGGCTTCGTTACATCAATTTAAATTAATAATTCCTGTTTCAGTTCCCCAGAAACCCGTTTGTACTTGTAAATCCAACCCAGTTAATCCAGGCGGAACCTCGAATACTACATTACCTGTAAGCGCTAATCCTGGATTAATACCTTCAAATGTGAAATATTTATCATCAGCTACAATAATAGTTGACGGCGAATACTCTGCACCAGTAGAAGTTTTTAATTTAAAAAAACTTGAATCTGTTTGAATCATTTCATTGCCATCATTACGAACTGTTACATTTACATTTAAAAATACAGCACCTTCTGCATCAGGTGTATATTTCATGTATCCATTTGCTGCACTTATTTCATTAACTTCATTTAGAGAGTTCACTTTAAAAGTTACTTTATTTACAGTTAGTTCCTCTCCAATACCTACATTTTTAGTCTCTTCAACAACAGGTTCTGTCTGAACATTGTTAGATTTGTTATTTGAATCAGTATTACTTTGTTCGCTATCGCCAACTAAGAAACCGATTATAACTAATAGAACAAATAAAGTAACAAGTCCTCCACAACCAAATTTTAAAATTTTCTTCATATTATATTTCCCTCCCTACCCATAAATATACATAAAAGGGAGTTGAATTTCTACCTTCTTTTTCTACGTTTACCCTTACCGCCTTTAGATTTCCGTTCAGCTTCTTTTCTAGCTTCCTTCTCAGCTTCAATTTTCACTTGAATAGAAGCGATAATGAAGGCTTTCTCATATCTATCCAAAGCTAAATACTGTGACGGCAACAGCTTTAGCTTATGCAGTGCGTAGTGCGCTATATTCGCATCGCTATCACCGTCTAAAATTAGTTTTTTGCTTCTTCCACTAGGTCGTTCATGTCAACATCAAAACCATTGACCTCTTGAGCGATTTTCTTTACTTCAGTTAATTCTGCTGGAAGTAACATCTTTTGTAATAATGCCTCAGCTCCCATAACGCCATAACTGCTTTGTAATTCAGCGTTATTTAAGTCTGGGAATTTAATTGTTGCTACTGTTGTTTTTAATGAATAGAGTTCGAAGTCGATTTCTGGCATTGTTACACCTTTTCGACCTGGAACGGGCACTCGTCTAGTACACTCTCGACGAATAGCTGTATCTACATCAGCGGTAATCGCCCCAAACTTCCAAGGAATCGGATTCCCGTTTTCATCTTTAAATCGTTTCGATACTACACGTTCGACGATATCGACTTTTTCAACGTTCTGTGCAAAGAAAGCTTGTAAGTTACTCATTAATGTCAGCCTCCTGAATTTTTAATATAAAAAAGCCCACCGAAGTGGACTTTACTTTTATTGCATTACATCGAGTATGGAGAAACTTTCAACTAATTCCCAATCCTCAAATGTAAAATCAAACGAATCTTCAAGATATTCCGCATCCGCATCAATTAATGCAATGATTCCTCCATCAAGGTTACAATCTTTTAAAATGATTGTTTGACTACCAACGTTCGAACTAGGATCTTCGTTAGTAACTTGCACATCGAAATAAATATCTTCTCCAGTTTCTTTATAGCGGTAGAGAAGTTGACGGAAAATAGATGTGTTGAAATGGAATGTAGCGCTCCCAGTACCTTCCCATCCCGTCGATTTATTACCTTTACCTGTTTTGCCGAGAATAGGAACTTGCGTTTTCGTTTTCTCCATTCGTGCTTCAAGGTTTATTAATTGAGCAAAATTATAGCGAGTACCTTCGATTGTTACGAAAGCCTCGCCTTGAGCTCCGTGTATCGCATCTCTCGCATGCATTGTTTCTGCCATAATCAATTACCCCCTTACGCTACTGTTGTTGTGATGTAAAGTTGTGACATTGCTACTGTCGGCACAACAACCTCATTCACAACAACTGATTTTTTAGAATTACCTTGTTCTACAGTTAAAGCTTCCTTATCGTAGTTTTCTAATGCCCGTAATGCTTGTAATTCCTGACGGTGTCTTACGATGTCATTCCAAAGTGATATTCTCCCCGCTTTATCATTCGGCACTTTACCAAGATAACGATTATTAAAGATATTTGCCGTATCAATTGCAATTTGGTCTAATACGCGAATCACTTGGTTCATGCTGAAATCTTCGTTTTTATCAACTGTAAACGATGTAAATGTGTTGATATCTTCAAGTACGCGAATTTCTTCACCAACACGATGGAATACATACTTTCCTGCTTTTAGTAATGCTGTTAATTGTTGTTGTGTTTGTGTCTCAGACATATCTAATGTAAATTCACCATCGTATTTTTTGTTTGTATTGGATTTATTAACTGCCACACCCGCTTGAGCACCGACCACCCAATAAACTGCTCCGAATACTTCTTCATCTTCACCAATAGCATCGTTTTGTACGTCTATAACACCCTCGTGGTCTGCATTTCCTAATTTATGCCCTACAAGCTGGAATTTAGCTCCGACTTGGTCACGTAACCGTTTTGTATATTCAATGTAAAGCGACTTGATAATTGGATCATCAGATAAACAACCAAGAGTATTAAATCCATAAGCTTCAAGAGCATCTAACGCCTCTTGGTGCGCTCCGCCTGTGATTTCATCGCCGTTTGAACCGCCTGATAATGGAGTGCCGGCAGTTTCTTGTAGCGTTGCAGTGTCTTTCCAAATAACAAAGTCATTATCGACTAATTCGCCTGCACTGGCTACAGCAATTTGTTCGTCAACGACAACGTTATCCAATAACGTTTGAACATCAAACTTAGTTGGCTCATCCACATTTGCTTGAATAACGATTTTAATGTCGTTTCCTCGTGCACCTTTATATTTAGCTGTTGCGTAATCATTTTGTGCTGCGGCTGCATTCACAGCCAGTTTATAAAAGTAAACAGTGATTGCATTTTTAAATACATCTCGAATACCTTTAAGTTTCGAATCTGTATAGTCATAACCAAAAATTTTACGTGAATCTTTTTGTAAATCCTCAACTGTCACCGTAAATACCTCGCCATCTGGACCCCAATCTAGTTGGATTGGTAAACCGACATATCCGCGATCAGATAGATTCACGAATGCTCTAGCTGCCGAAATGAAATTATGATAAACGCCCGGAAGTACTTTGTTTTGAGTTAAGAAAATTCCTCCACCTAATGCCACTATTTGTTGCCTCCTTTATAGAATTTCTCTAAAATTTCATCGACTTGCTCATGTGTGTACGTTTTGCCATCTTTTAATAGTGCGCTTAAAGCGTCTTGGTAATTAGCGTATTTCTCGCTTCGTAATAATTGTTCTTTTGTAAATTTTGGATTCTTATTTTCTTTTTTCGTTTTTGTTGTCTTTGTTATGTTTTTAGTAGACATATTTTCACCCTTTCGTGTTTAGGTGATGTTCAAGAGATTCCATAAACGGTACGTACTCGATTTCTTGTAAATAAAAATTAAAATTAATAAAGTTGTGTGCGTTGCCATCTACAATTTCGGTATTCCCGTTAGTACCAAGCATTACAGTGCCATTTAACAACGTTATTTCTTTTAACGCTTGTTGTACCTTCAACGCCGCATTCGAAGCCTCTGTGCGCCCGTTTCTCGGGAAATACTGAATGTTAAATAGTGTATTTACACGCCATCGTCCACCGATTTGTCGGATATTCTCTAAGTTCAGAAAGAGAATTAAAAAAGCGGGTGCTTCAAAGCCCTGCGGTATGTCGTCAGCATATATTCGATATTCGTCTCCAAAGACTTGATTTAGTTTAATAGAGATGGCTGTTATGATATCGTTAATTTCCATTCATCGCATCTCCTAACAATTTAACAAGTTTCTTTTCAATAATTTTTGGTGCATCTTTTTGTAATTCATCTGCAGATATCGTCATCATGAAGTGACCCGGAATCCAGCCTTGGTGGTTAGATGTCCTATGTCCATACTCCACGTAACTCGCGTAATGCACCGGATTTATAATATCAATCTCATAAATGTTACCTTTTTTCGTAACAGTCATGGATTGAGCAAAACCGGTTTTACCACCTATTCCTTTTATTCTTGTTTTTCCATCTTCGGTTTCAGTCCAATGTTGTTTTCCGGCTGTCCAACCCCTACGTAATGTACCACCAACATAACCTTTAACAGGCTTTTTCCATTTTGAAGGGTCTGCAACAGGTGTCCTTTTAATAACTTTTGCTAACATTCTAGCAGCCAATTCCTTCGCCATAGCCTCGCAAAACTTTTCCAATTCAGCCTTTTCAAGCTTTTGCATTCGTTCCTGCAACTTTTTCAATTGTCGATAATCAACTTTACCCCATCGCCTAGCCATTATGCATACTCCTTAAATAACTCAAGCGTTATATGTTGATGGTCCATGTGTACCTCTGGTTCGCCACTTCTTGTAAATTCTTTTGTCACTCCGTCTTGTGTAACAATAATTTTGCTTCCAGCAGGTATTTCTAATTCGGGTGCTAGAGATAGCTTGATAGTTTGAGAAATTATAGCAGGACCTCCATCGCTTGAAGCTGTTGTTTGTTTTACATAAGACAATTTACAAGGTTCGTTTTCGAATTTCGTTACTTCTTGATGTTTCGTGATTTTTGTTATTGGATCTTTATACTCTTCCCACACTTTCACCGTGCAAGTGCCACGATACAAACTTTGGATGGCTTTTCTTCGTGGACTTACCATGTTAGCCTCCTAAATTTCGTAAAATCATAGTCTTTATGCTGTAAATATTCTACCATAGCATTAAATTGTGCCTCCGGCGTGTCCTCTGCACCAATAGCATAAATTACATTTGTATCACCATCTTGCACTTGCTTAGCGATTGGGGAAAAGTCAATAGTTTCAATGTTTAATTGCCCCATACTCTTTTTTAGGTAAAGGAACTCACCGACCACCATATCGATTGCGATTTCGTTTAATTCGGTTGGCATTTCTTGTTGATTCGTTTGTGTTTTAATATGATTTGTTACTTTGTCGATAGAAAAGTTTAATAAAGTGTCTTCTTCATCCGAAATAGGTACTTTCAGTGAGTTTAATCGCTCTTTTACTTTGTTCAACATGCGAATCACTCACTTTCTTTTGATTTCGATTTAGAAGTTCTTTTTGGCTGCTCTTTCTTCTTAACAGCCGTATCATTGAATTGTTCTTTTGATACAACTTTTTCTTTTTCCAATCGCTCTTTTCGCTCTTTTTCAAGCAAATAAAACGTTGTTGCTCCCATGTAACCCCTCCTTTACATAAAGTAAAAAGGCTAGGGAATAATCCCTAACCTTATCCGTTCGTGACGATTTTTACGACACGAACTTTCTTCGGATCATAAACACGGTCGTAGTTTGCTGCATTTCCGATTTCTGCAAGCGTTGGCATTTCACCCGCCACTGCTTGTTCAGTCCAACGGAAACCACGAACGTGCATAATGAATTTTTGGCGGTTAATTAAAATGTCTTCACCTTTTAATGTGTTACGGTCTGTTTCAGTAGGAACTTTAGGACTTCCTGCAACATAACCAACAGCTCCAGAAGCGAATAAGTAAGACGTGTATTTTTTACCGCTAGTAGTACCATCAATAACGGGTAAGCTATCGTCCACAATTAAGGTTTTACCTTGGTAAGTACCGAAACCAATGTCAATTGTGCTTTCTGGCAGATATTCAACTAATTGTGCTTTTTGTAAGTTAGCATGCACACGAGAATGAACAGCAATTGCAGTGAATTTTTCTTTTGCATCTCCAAGTAATTGAGCAGCGTCGATAAATACTTCTCCACTAGCTGTTCCGCCAGTTCCATCTTCTTTAGAAACGTCAAGAATTAAATCTCCGTTGTCATTTGCTGCATTATCACCAAATACCCCGTCTAGCATTTTCAATAAAATCCGTTGCTGTTGACGTGTCCAATAACCCGCTACACGACTAGCAATAGCTCTCATTGGATCGGAACCAGCTAATTCCGCTGCCAAGTCTTCTGAACTCCACGCTTTACCAAATTCGAATATACGTGCCACGTCTTTTCCTGCTGTGATTTTTTCAGGAGTTAACGCAAAGTCAGATTGAATCGCTTCTGGATCTCCTTCTAAATCGTTCCAGAAAGGCATATTTACCATAGTACCGCCATTAGGAACAGTTACATTTGGTACAGGCCCCATAATTCCGGATCGAATTAATGCGTTTTGCTCTTCGATTGTATTAATAACATAAGGGTTAAAAACTTCAGGAATAATAATATCTGAAACTCTTGTTACTGCCATATTTACACATCTCCTTTAATTTATTTTTATAGTCCATAAAGCGTTGGGTTTCCTCCAGCTTGGATAATTAATTGTTTTGCTTGTTCTGGATTTTCTCGAATTAATCTTCCTTGTTCAGTTAAATTTAAATGTTCTTTGCTGAATGGATTTGGTTTGTTATTACCTGTTGGATTTTGGGCTCCAGGAGGCGTTTTTCCTTTCAACCCATCAGGAACAAATAAATAGTCATCAGTTTCTTTTAAGGATTTTATTTGCTCCTCTAAACCGACCAACTGACCATCTACCAGTTTAATAGCTTCGGTATTTAATAGCGCTTTAACAGCTTTTGGATTCTTCGCCTTTGCATCCCTTAGCGCGCTTTCAAGTGCAAAGTCGAATTGCTGCTGTTGAATTTTAGTTTCATATTCTTCTTGAATTTGCTGATTTTTAGCTTGCAATTCTTCAATTTGTGCTTTTAATTCATCGTTGCCAGCAGCTTTTGCTTTTAAATCTTCAAGTTGAGCGTCTCGGTCTTTAAGTTGTTGCTTTAAATCCTTAACCGTTGTATTTAGATCGTCAAACTTTTGTTTAGGAATCCAATTCCCGTTTGATACAATGTCAATCTTGTTGTCCCCAATCTTTTCCATAACTTGTGTATATAGTTCTTCACCTAATAACTCTTTTAAATCCATGTTTTTTCCTCTCCTTTTAATGTTTTTTAACGAGTTACACCTCTCGCTAAAGGAATCCGTTTGATTAACCCTCAAACCTTTAAAAAGGGCAAAATAAATAAGCAGTTTAACGACATGCTCAGGTCAAGATTAAACTACAAATCTCTTTTTCCACTCTGAATATTTAATATTGCTTGGAATGTAAATCACCTTACCATCACGATTACACGCAAACCTTTCGCCAAAGTTATCATCGAAATATGGAGCAGTCGTCGTTCTACATCTCGGATGGAAAGGACTCGCTGTTACTCCAGGCTCATATTCACTCATTTTGAACACTTTTCCGTCCATAGATTGACAGATTTCCGATGTTCTACTGTCTAATGTTGCTACGATTTCATAGCGTTCTACATCCAATTCTTTAAACGCTTCTTTCTGTGCCGAAGCACTAAAAAACGCTTGCTCGGTTTGAACTAATCGAGCAGCGTTTGCGCGAGATGTGTTCATTTTATTTTGAATGACTGAAATTACACGTTGAGGCCCTTCTCCACGAGCAAAAGCTTGTATTAATTCTTTGTGTAATGTATCGAGAAGTAAGTTTTTGTCACGCCAAATTCGAGCGCTAAACGTTAGGTTATCGGCTGTCCATGGTTTACTAATGACTTTTGCTAATACTCGTTCGTCGAGAGCTTGCAAAGTAAACCCAACGCTAAAGGCTTTTTGCACTTCAAATATCGTGTTATAGTATTGGTCCTGATATATTTCTTTCATTAGTCGCTCAAAACCCTCGATTTGACCACCATAGAGCTTTTCTATGTGTTGTTGAAGTTGTATCCGCAAACTTTCTAATCTACTTATATGGACTCTTGCAGATGCATTTTCAAGTTGCTTCATCCATTGTTGATTGATAGCGTTCTTTTGACCATATTTAATGTATTCCTCAACAGTCCAACGAAACTCTCTTAATTCATCAGATTTTAACAGTCTTTTTGCTTCTTCGAGTGTGATTTCATTGTTTTTAGCGAATCGGTTGTACCATTTGAGAATATCTGCTTCAATAGCTCGCATTGTTTGAATATACGCTTTTTCTAAGTCCCTGTAATACGATTCAGCTTTTCGAGTTTGTGCATCTTCCAGTAATTCAAAGCGTTTACGCCAATACTCCCTACTCTTGGTCATCTACTCCACCGCCATTCAGCTGGTTGAATGTAGTGTTGTAGTTATCAAACAATTCCATTTCCTTTTGTCGTTCTTCTTCAATTCGGGCCATTTCTTGGGCCACATCTTTAACCCAAGGATGATTTTCAAGGATCGTTGTTTGAGAAATGATACCTTGCGATTTTTGAGCCATGTCAATAATTTCAGACTCATTTGTAAGTAACATTTTGTTGAATGTGAATGTAATATCTCGATAATCAAGATTGCCAAGTTTCGCATGTCTCACATATTCCCCGACGAACCACATAAACTCACGTAAAGCTAATGTGAATTTACGTTCGAGAATACTAGCTTTCATGTCTAATAATGAATAAAGGTTTGTTAATGCCACACCTGAAGGAGCATCGCCAATGATATCAGGTGAAGGGTTTACACCTTGACCAAATGCATAAATGTTTTCTTTTAGGATGTCAATTTGTGTTTTGTATGAATCCACTGGTACTTCTGCTCTGATTGTTTTTACATCGCCATCGGTATCTAGTTTGATTGCTTTATAGCGTTTCAGATTGGCCATGAATTCATCGAGCTTTTCGCCTTCATAGCCAACGAGCGCCCATACAAGTGACTGCATATCCGACAATGTGTTCTGTGCATCAGAAACTAATAGATCATAAGCATCGATGATAGATTTGTAAAAATGTAAATCGCTTAATTCTTCTTCGTTGTTGGCAAATTTGATGAACGGTACGCGTCCCCATGACTTCCATTCCACGCCTTCTACGTCTGTGAAATGCGGTGCTGGATTCACTTCAACAGTTGCATCTAAATAAATCTGTCCGTTAATCATTTCGTAGTAGGTCACATCATCAGAAGTCCATAACTCTAATTTTGTTATATTATCATCAAGTTGATAGAATCGAATAGCAGCAACCAACTTTTTACGTTTCGAATAGTCGTAAATCGGAATTAATTGTTCCGCTGGAATTATCATGTAATCAAATTCGCCTTCTTCATTCACGAAAGGATGTAGCCATTCTAAACCTTTGTTGCTTGCACCCTTGATTAATTCAGGTATTGTATCTTCCCACCGTTCGCCAATGAGTTCTTGCAGTAAATCTAGGTGTTCTTGGTTATCACTTCGACTACCAAAGACCATTGGTTCACCGACTAAGTAAGCTGTCTTTTGGTCTACCAAGATTTTATGAAATCCCGAAACCACTTTTTCGTTAGTAGCTTCCGTATCAATCACTTTTACGCCATCTTCGTAAGAGTATATTTTTCTGTTTAAGATGTCTGATTCACCTTTATAGTATCGAACGCCTTCGTGCATGTGTGATGGGTCGAACGAATCGAAGAGCTCTTTAATAATCTCGGATGGTGTCGGTGCATTTTGTTCTATATATCGAATTAATTCGTCGGTATGTGTTTTTTCAAACATCTTTAACCTCCTTTAACGCAAAACTTGCATGCGTTTCTTAGAACGCATATCCTCGCTCATTGCATAACGTGTTGCGTCGATACTGTGGTTATCTTTATCTTCTAAACGCGGTTTAGGATTGCCATCTTTATCCGTTTGATAATCGATATTTTCAAACTCTCTAGCTGTGTTTGGTGTACGTAACGGATCAATGCAAATAAAATCTAAATCATCTAACCATTGTTCACCGTATTCAACACTGTCAGGACCTTTTTTAACACCTTTGATTCGTTTGATTCCATGCTCATGCTTTAGTTCATCGATTGATTTGGGTTCTGCTGAATCAGCGAATATTTCATCTGATTGATACCCTTTATCGTGTAGTTTCTTAGCAAACTCTCTATTACTCATTTTCACACCGTATATTTCGTCAAAGATATAGATACCATTCCTCTTTTTGTCGTAGTGAATACGAACATAAGCTAATGGATCCGTTGCATAACCAAAGTCAACACCATTTCGTATGTTATCAAAGTTCTTCACCATTTCATCAGTTATGCATCCTTTTTCGATGTGCAAGTTATCAAATGGTACGACACCAGAACCGATTGCCTCGCCTAAGTACTCCCATCTGTAACGTAATTCATTTCGTTCTTTAGCTGCATTTGCTTCTTCAATAAACTGTTTTGAAATGAATGGGTTATCTAAGTAAGTTGAGTGATGAACAAATGTATTTTCAGGAACAAATGCCGATTCGTATTTTTTATTAACCCATGATTGTTTTCGCTTTGGAGGGTTGTATGAATAGAAGAACTTATAAAAAAGACCATTACTCAACTCTCCACGCAATAAAGAGTTTGTAATGGTTGTAACTTCATCTTCTGTTTTGAACTCAGCTAATTCCTCAATCCAAGCAATGGCAAATGGAAAATTAGCACTTTTTAATGATTTAATACGCTCTGGCTCTAACGCTCCACGGAATACCATATAATTCCCTCTAGGAATGTATGTGATTCGCATTGGAGATTTATTAATCTTGAATAAATGTGCCACACCTTGTTCGTTTATGGCCCATTTCATTTGTTCAAAGATTGATAGTTCGATAGTATTGTCAACTTTTCTTATACCCACCGCATTAACGGGGTAACGCATGAGTAGTTGGACAATTATATGAGCAATACCTGAGGATTTACCAGAACCACGTCCACCTTTGCATACCACGTTTAATATATTTGGGTTAATAGTAGCTTTCCACACCGAATGAAATGCTTTTGGCAATAATTCTGATAGTCTTATGACAGTCATTCGCCATCACCGCTTATATCATCCACGAATGTTACAGCACCTTGCACATTAACGTCTTGTTTATCTGTCCACATGGCGTAACGTTTACCAAGTAGTTCAGCCGCTTTAATTCGTTCGCTCATAGTTGGCGGCATTTCTGTATTAATTTCTTCTTCACCCCCACCAACTCCGACTAATGTTGCAGCTCTTGCTTCGCCACGCAAAACAGATGTCAATGTTTCCAATATTTCTTGCTGATCTGCTATACGTTGTGACTTTAATTCTTTCATTCGAGCATCGATATAAGCTTTAATGTCATGTTTTGACAAGTTTTGTTCACCTATCTGTCTTGCCGAACGTTTACTATATCCTGCTTTGATCGCTGCTTGTGTAGCATTACCTAATTCGATGTAATAGTCAGCAAATGCTTGTTGTTTCGGCGTTAATTTCCTTACATTCAATGGCATCACCCCATTACGCTAATTGCTCGGTAAAATTAAAAAACACCCCGAAGGATGCTAAATTTATTTCCTCCGAATCGCCCCGCGCACACGCTTGTATGTTGGTCTATTTACGCCCATCAATTCAAGTATTTCACGCTTCGAATACTGTTCGGTTTTATGCTTATTTTGTTTTTTCAATTCATTCAACTTTTGTTTTGTCTGTTCATTTAATCGCTCATGTAATTGCATGTTCTCACCTTCTTTTTTTGCGATAGTCCGTTTACACTCTCAAATCCGCACCAAACAAAAAAACGAAATAAGAGGAGGATTTACACATGCCAATCGGTGAATGCGGATGTTTGGTGCAGGTTTCAAAGTATAAAAATACAACGCCGAGACCATTTGTCAGTCGATATTGATCGTCCGACGGTCAACGGCGTTGTGATTTAAATCGCCTTTCAAAAGGCCGTTTACTCTATGAGCAACCAGCATTCTCCTTCCACAACTAGGTGGATGAGCGATAGGTTAGGCCCACGAATTCGTAGTCCCAACCGCAAAATGGCGAGACAGGCAAGGATTCGAACCTTGCATGACGAGCATTTATCGACGGGTACGCGGTCAAACTGCGTTCCGCTCTGGTTCTTATTAGAGTCGAGCCTCCCATTACGCCATGCCTTTGGCACCGAAGCGTAGCTCGTCTTACGTCTAAGCGTCTTCCCTTTCCGCCACTGTCTCATATGTATTCAGCAGCCGGTTTTCCACGCCGACTGCTTCATTGACCAACTTTACGAATTGTGTTATTCGTGTATTTTTGAAATGCCGAAGCGGTTTTCCACGCCGCCCCGGACCTACCTCATATTTTACAGTTGGAAAATAATAGCTGTCACCTTTGTTAAAAGTGTTAAATTTGGTAAGTTTGGAAATACACTATTTCAACATACTTTCGATAATCGATTCTTTGATGTTTTTAATAGATACATGACTTAAAGCCATGTGCTGCCCAATCCAACGCATTGATTTACCTTCTAAGAGCCAATACAATACTTCTGCTTCTCTTGGTTCTGTTACTTTATCAACTCGTTTTTGCACTTCTTGAATTTTAAAAATATATTCATTGATTCGTTTTAAGTGTTTGTTCCGGCGCAACACTTCCGAGAACACCACATCACCTGTACTTCCAGCCGCTTTCGGCAAACTGGCTTCAACACCGTACTGCGCTATTTTTGCCCCTTTGAAGTCTAATTCGCTTTGTAATTCTTCGACTGTATTAATCATCCAACGATAGTCTTTAATCCATTGTTCTAACTTTTCTTTCGTAATCTGCCCTTTGCCCATCTGTTTGCCCTCCCATGCTATAATAGAGTTGAGTTGTTAGCTATGAGGGCAAGCTGCGGCTGGTTGTTAATGTGTGGCCGCAGCTTTTTGTTTACGACATCAACTTAACCGTTTAAACGAATCTGCGTATGCGATAAAGTAGTTAAAGTCTGGGTTAGACTTTTTCAAACGTTCTAATCGCTTTCTCGCCCATACTTCGGATGTATAGAATTTATTGTCGATTAACTGCGGTATACCGTTTTGCTCCGCAACAATAAACATAAGCGCAAGAAACATTAATCGATGCCCCCTTTTTTATTTCGCATTTTCATCGAAGTGTGACTATATTTGTGTCCGATTCACATCAAATAGTTCAACAACATAATTAACAAATTCATCATAAAATCCATTAAATTTCTTAGCGTTCATCTTTCTTAAGATTGGAATTAACTCATATTGATCAAATGATTTTACTGATTCTTGAAACATAAATCTTCCACGTTTTAATTTACCTTGATAGTAATCCATCCAAATATCATCTTTAGTTATAAATTGAATCCAATTATTATCTATATCCCACAATGCACTACATCCGCCCCACCCTTCTTTGTAATACATAAAATATATATCATTACCTCTCATTTTCTTCACAACATGTTTGTTCTCCCCATAAGCATCGTTCGGAAAAAGAAGAGCTGTCATGTTTCTAAATTCTTTATAAATTACATTTTCATTCGGATTATAATAATAACTAAACGGTTCTTTGTACCATTTATCTTGTGTCCAATTGCAATTAATTATTTCTGCCCAAGGTACAATAGGCAATTCCCCATCTACATAATACGAATCCCCTTCAAATTCTCTTACAAACCAATCGTGTTTTTCTGTCATCCGTTCGTGATATCTGTGTATTAAATTAAAAGCAACTCTTGGCTCATATCTATCAAAAACGTCTTTTGTTGGTAAATAAAACTTTTCCATATCAATCTACCACTCATTACACAATTTCGTTCATTTGTCACTTAATCTTCGAAGTGTGACATTAAATTTCCGTCACTTCTAATTCCCATTCTTCAATAACTTGCTTCATTAACTGATTAGTGAAACGGAAATCTCCATTTTCTGCTATTAATAAAGAATCTCCGTCTACATCGTAAACTGGATATTTTTCACCCTTTAGAAAAATCCTGCCATCCGCTTCAAAATTGTCTTTCGGACTAACATAATAAAGCAACTTACAATTCATTATTATCTCTCCTTTATTTCGAACTTTGATTCATTTGTCACTTAATCTTCGTACTACGCATTAATTTTTGTTAATTTATTCTCAAAATCGTTAATTGAATAATCTTCGATATGGTCACAAATTCTTCGGAATGTGCATTAAACCGTTAATTCTTCTTGCACTTTGACTATCTTAAAATCAACCTCATTTTTGTTGTACATTTTATGAGCAATAACATAATCAATAAAAAGTTCTCTCATGTAATTTAAGTCGCCACTACCGTAAAATTTTCCGTTTAAATAACATTTGTAATGCTCACGATTAATTGGTTTATATGAAAATTCAGCACCACAACTACAGATTGAATAATAACCATAAGTTTCTTTTCCACATTCAATACATTTAAATTTCTTTGGTACAATATTCATTTTTCTACTTCCTTTCTGTCGTTCAATGTGTCAAAATGCTACTTACAATAAACAACCATCAATTAACAATACTTCTGGTTCGTCACTTTCTAAAACTTCTACAATTTCTTCTACATCACTTAATTTTCCATCCTCACCAACAGCTTGCGAAAATTTCACAATTGCATAAAGTTCCGGTACTAATTTACATTCTTTTAATAGCTCATCAAATTCATCTTCTTCGCCAGCAACCACTTCGATGTACTTTTTTACAGCTTCTTCGTAATCTTTTGCTTTAATCAAAGCGTAGTATGGCTCGATAAATTCAAAGAACTTCAAAGCTGTTATATTGCTCATTTGTTATTCTCCTTTCCTTTGTCGCACTATGTGTCAATTGTTCACTAAGCACTTTCTTCTCTATCGCTGATTGTGTTATCTAACACTTCGCCAATCTTCAAAAACTCATCCCAAATGGCGCAACCCGGACAATATTTCACATTATTTCGCTCATTCCAGTTGATGCAATGTTTACAATGCAAATCGTAAAGCATTTTCTGTCTTTCCAATGCTGTTAATCGTACTTCTTTGTTGATAACCGCCATTCAAATCACCTTTTTGGCCTTTTTACGGGCTTTTCTGGCTTTTTTCAACTCGTCATGGGTTATCCATCCGCCGTCAATTTTTGAATACGTTATGACTTTTAGCTCATACGGATAACGGTACTCAAAAAGCTTTCTCCTCAACTCGAATTGCTGTGTGACCATTCCTTTTACATCCACCACTTCAACGTGTCCATCGGTATAGTAAACTTCAAAATCTGCATTATAAGTGATAGCTCTAAATGTCTTACCATTTTTCTTGAAACTATCTAACAATGTGTATTTTGGTTGCAACTCGAAATCTATTACGATACCTTGCGCTTTTAATAGTTTTAAATGTTTGTAATATCTTGCTTCCAGTGCAGAATCAAACTCGATTCCATCCACTACTACTTTCTTGTTTTTGTATTTTGTTTTTGCCATGTCGCCCTCCTTGGCACTCGCTTGATTAGAGTGCTGATAAAGAGTTGATAAAACTCTCATCAGCAAACTTACATTTAACTAATTTGTTTTTCATCCAAATGCGGAACGCCATTTCTAAACTTATACCCCATCCGTTCCAACTTCCCTCTTACTCCAGCTTCGCTGCGTTTTAAGTGACGGGATATCTCTTGTATACTGATTCCTTTTTTCATACTTTCGAGGATGTAGTCAATTTCTTTTTGCGTGTAAGGCCTGTGATTATCAAGATAAGCTGGACGGTATTTAATTCCCAAGTCTTGCAATCTACGTTTAACCGCTCCATGTGTTCGTTGCAGCTGGTCGCATATCTCTGGATACGTATAACCTTTTTCGACCATGTGTTTTAACAGATTATCATCCCTGCTACTCCATGGCGTATTATGTGGTTTTGGCACGTACATCTTTTTACGATGGTCTGCTCTGCGTTTTTCTTCCGCCCAATCTGGTTCGGGACCTAAATCCCCCTTCTCAAATCGACTAAAATCAATCATTTGTTTGTTTTTCTCTGCCCATTTCCACCAATCTTTGTATTTGATGACTTTGACTTTTTTTACTTTAGTAAAACGTTTATACATAACAGGTAGACCATATTTTTCTTCCCAATTTTTCATAATGCTGTAGTTAACTTTTATTGTTTTTGCTAATTCACAGATTGTAATTCCGTCGAAGGCTTTAATTGGATCGCCAAGCCCTAACTTATACGCTTTCACCTTTACGCTGTTTTCTGTACGATTTAACTTTTTGCATATCCCGGGTAGCGATACAGTGCCCCAACTAACTTCTAAATAATCGATTTCCTCTTGAGTCCAATGTCTTTTCTTCATACAACCACCCCTCAATAGTGATTTAGCTGTCGCTGATGATTGATTCGATTTTTCTCTAGATACGCTTCTTCGATTTGTTCCCATGTAAAACCGAGTCTTTGTTCAGCCATATTGAAAAAGATATAGCATACAGTTCTAAATGCATCTTTTCTTTTGCGTTCATCTTTAGATTTGATAAGAACAACCCAGTACATCAATTCCAAGAAAATGTCTTCTGTTTTTCCTACCAATTCATCATCCCAAACATATAAATCATCTACGGTATAGCCCAATTCGATTGCGATAGACAAGATGAAATGCAAACAATCGACGAACTCTTCAAGTAGTGGATTGATAATTTTATCCACTACCTGACCGCTATGACCGCACTCCCAACATGAATCGACATATTCACCATCACATGATGGGCATGTCTTATATGTTCTTTTTTCAATTCTCGGCTCTTGGTCATGGCTCCAAAACTTGAAACCACGCCAGCAATTTGCGAGTTCGCCGAGTTCAACTTGCAAGGCTAGAATCTTTTTATCTAGCAAATCTTGCCCCTGTAATCCTTTCTCCTCAACGATTTTTTTATCTAATTTTGCTTGTACTTCAAACAACTTTTGTAGATTCATTTCGATTCTCCTTTGCTAACCAGCGTTTTTCGACTAGAATTTGATATGGTTTTGAATCAGATTCGAAATATTTCGTTTCACTTACCTCTACATAGCCATATTGCTTGTGACGTTCGATCTCCTTTTCTAATTCGCATTTTGTTCGACCTTTAAGAATTTTTCGTTTATGATAGATGCTTAACGTCTCCATTTACATCACCTCGCTAAAACGGTAAGTTATCATCGATTGCATCTGGAAACGAAGTATTAAACGGGTCATTATTCGGTTGATTTTGACCGCTGTAGGCGTTTTGATTACTAGATTGATAATTTGTATTACCTTGACTAGAAAATTGATTCTGCGCTGAATTAGGCGTGTTTTTTGATTCAAGGAATTGGATTGATTCCGCAACTACTTCGGTGTAAAACACCTTCTTGCCGTCTTGGTCCTCATAGCTGCCGGTTTGGATGCGGCCATCGATGCCGACGAGGCTTCCTTTCCGCATGTAATTTGCGAGGTTTTCAGCTTGTTTTCTCCATGCTACACAGTTGATAAAATCTGCTTCTCTTTCGCCATTTTGGTTTGCAAACGGTCGATTAACAGCTAACCGGAACATTGCCAATGATTTCGAATTTATTAAACTCTGAACGAGCCATTTCATTGAAAGAATAAAATTCTCCATCCTCCATCCAACCAAAAGCACCATTTTTAAATAAAACTTCGTATTTTAAACCAAAATAAGATACAATATCCCCCTCATAAATCTCCTTGCCGTTTTTGTCGTATAAGCCTGTAAATTGCATTAAAATAAAACACATCGTTCCTTTTTCATTACCGTTCTCATCAATATCAGCTTTATCAAAAGCGAATGTTAAAGGATTTTCTTCATCGCCTTCGTATTGAAATGCTAAATTTTCAGATTCAACCATTTTGTTTTTTAAATTAAACCACGCACGAAACTTAAACCGTGAATTTACCATTTTTATCCCTCCAATGCTTTTCGTGCTTTTTCACCATAATCCAAAGTGATTTCTGCCCGTTCTTTGTTCTTTGCAGAATAGATACTTTCATCCGCATAAAACTCAAGCGCTTTACGAAACTTTTCCGCTTTTTCAGCTAGTTCCATCAACCAATGGTAATCATCGCCTTTTAATGTGACATTCCCTTGATTATCAACAATTGTTGGATTTAAATTTTCCAACCGTTCCTTATCGCTCATTTTCATTCACCCCCAACGCCTCACTCGCGATTTTATGAATCTTGTCATATGTTGGGTTGAAGTCGCCTAGCCCGCGAGTAATGGCTTCGATTTCTTTGAGCGCCTTTTCAAATTTACTTTCGAATTCATGTTCGGAAACTGTTGCTTCCGAATGATCGCCTTTCGCTGCCCATTCTCTGTTCAATCGAGCCGCGTAGTCATATGCTTCAAATTCATTTTCAATAACTTCCCACGGCTCTGTTTTATATTCGCCTGCATCAAATACAGTTACGACATACACTTTTGCCATTTCATTCACCCCTTAAAATCTCATCAAATTTTGATAGTCTTTGCTTCGCAATCTCCCGTCTGTAGCTAGTCGCTTTGTTTTCAATAGGCTGTGACATTTCGAGGATTCTGTCGTATGCACGATTTCCAATTTTGTCGATTAAATCAGCAGGCCGAATATTTGAAGTTGCTAGAATTGGTTTCTGACGTCTGTAACGTCCGTCAATAATCGTGAATACCGTTTCTTGCACCCAATCCGATGTTTTTTCTGCTCCTAGATCATCGATAATTAACAAGTCACAAATGTTTAATGCTTTTAAAATCTGCTGTTCGGTTTCTTTGTTGTTATAGTTAAATGTCGCTTTAATTTTGTTCAGCAGCTCTGGCATTGAAATGAATACAACGACTTTCCCGTGTTTCGTCAAATGATTATGAACCGCTGCCGCTAAATGCGTTTTCCCGTTTCCTGGTTCACCCCATATCATGATGGATTCGGGGCCGTATTCTTCAAAGTGTTCGGCATAATGTTTCGCGATTTTATAAGCATTTTCGCTGCCTGGCCGAACCTCAAAGTTTTCGAAACTAGCATTTAAGTATTTATCCCCGATGTTGCTAATCGAGAATAACTCACGAACTTCATTTTCTTCTTTGGCTCGTACCAGTCGATTTATTTCTTCCATTTTTGCTTGTTTCTCGCATTCGCAAATCGGTTGCACCCATCTTTTACGGCCGAGCACTTCGATTTCCATCGGAGGTACCTCTTGGCCACAGTGTGGGCAGATGTGCACATCAGAGTGAGAAGTCATCTTCTGACGCTCGATCAGATTGTCCATTACCGTTTGAATCGCGTTCACTTCGTCCACCTCGTTTTCGTTTAAATTCCGCGTCGTCGCGTTCGACTTCGGCTAAATTACTAATTCTTTTATGCTGCCAGTCTTTTAAGATAGTTTCGATATATCTTAGAGTTGCCCGATTTGATAGAACTGCCCGTCTAATAGCTTCTAAGATTAAGTCGTGAGGATAATCTTTAATCCAGTATTCAATTGTTTCTATTTCGATTGGTGACAGGTTATAGCGAATGTTTTCTTGGACTGCTTGGAATATTTCTTGGCTGCGATCAGCAGTATTAGTAGTAGTAGAATTATTATCAGTACTTGGTATATTCAATACTTGGTTATTATCAGTATTTAGTAGTGTCGGATTTTCTACTTCTTGAAAATCTACTTCTTGATTTTCTACTTCTTGAAAATCGGTAAGTAGAGACTTTTTAGGAACTTCATGAACAATAGTTTCCCACCTTACAATCCTTTGCCCTTCTCGTATAGGAACACGTTCAACATAACCATGTTCTTTCAGTTCGTTAAAACCCGATCTAAATGATGCTTTTCCATCAGATGCATGCGTTACTAATTCGTCCATATAAAACACCCAGTCATCCGGCATAGATAACAGATATGCCATTATGCCCTTAGCTTTCCAGGATAGCCGTTTATCGTTTAACGCTGTCCTGTTCATCACTACATAATTGCTGTTCTTAGCGACCCTTACAATGCCCATTGCCCTCGCCCTCCTTTATGATTGAGGGGATTTCTCCCCTCGCGTTAGATTAATGTTTGTTGCTCTGCGACTTGCTCTTGTTGCTGTTCTTCTTGTACTGGCTCCGTATCTTCTGCTTCAACTTCTATTTCAATAATGTTGCTTTCTGCTACATCTTTCGTAATGTCCTTAAATTCTCGCTCCTCGCTGTCTTCAATGAACGCTTGTTGCATTTCGATTGAAAGAATGCCCCATTTGCTCAGCATATTTTTGAGAACTGTTTTCTTGGCCATCGCGTCATAATCGTTTTTCCATCCGAAGTCAGACTTAGAAAAGCGTTTACGGTGCCGTTCGACTTCTTCTTTGGTCCAGTAGACTGTTTTCTTAAAACCGTTAATCAACTCAAAATAAGCTGCATATCCAACGATTGCATCCGATTGTTTTTTATCAAAATCGATTTCAAATTCTTCAGTGAGTCGGTTCCACTTTTGAAGTTCGCCTTCGTAAACTTCGATAACATTTATTGATTTATACTGTCCGGTACGTAAAGCTAATTGGATATAACCTTTGTAACCCAATTGAAAAGTTGCCCGGTTTCCATATGGTACAATCCACGCATAACCTAAGTTTTTATCGACTGGAAGATCCAGTGTGGCAGCGACCATAGCGCTGCCTATTACACTCATCTGGTCGCATTTTTGCAAGTTTGTATCGCTGTTGACCAAATTGATTACGCTAGTCATAAACTGCGGAGCCCTTTTTCCAAGCACTTCTTCAAAGCGTTTTTTCACGCTTTCACTGTTCATCAGCTGCTTGATTGTGTATCCGTGTACAGGGCTATTTTGACTTTTAGAAGCAAGTTTGTTTTTCAATGATTGTGTTGTAGCCATAACTTTTCACCCTTTCAGCTAATTTGTTTAATTCCAAATTTCCGGTAACTTGATTGTTTAATGACTTGTTCATATACATGAGGGAACTTCTCTTTCAATTTCTTAGAATCAACCTTGTTGGATACGATAGGCTTCCAACTGATTTGATAATTTCCTACCATTCCGTATTCAGCGTCTTTTAGCTCGTTTTTAATCTCGTTTTCCAACGCTTTTTCTTGTTCTTCTAATTGTTTAATTGTCTCTTTGAGGGAAAGTAATTCTTCGATTTTACTTTTATATTCATGTTTCAAATCAACGGTTTTTCCTCGTTCTGCGTCGGCGTAACGTTTTTTCAAATATTCTTCAGCAGCACTGGATCCATCAAGTTTTGGTGGTATATTTTTTTCAACGTGTTCGTGCCAAAAATGCTTTTCAGTTTCAAAAATCATGTTGATAAGTTCATCGTCGCGCTCAATTTCTTTCCAAAGAAACTTTTGTCCGCCAATTAGTACTGCAATATATGCCCGCTCATATTCGGGACCTAATACTCCTAAATAATGCTGAACTTGCACAATATACGTTTCCGGGATTTCATCATTTTTCCACTCATCAGCGTTGTATGCAGACGTGGTTTTGCATTCAAGGATGGCTTTTTCGCCAACCACCATTCTGTCTACATTTGCGATAATGAACGGATATTCTGGATGTTGGAACATTGCATTTCTGCGACGTACCTTTTTCCCGCTTCGGATTTCAAATTCTTTTGCAACCATATCTTCAAGCATTGTTCCCCAGTAAGCTGCCTCGCTTTGTGATTCTTGAGTTGTTACTTGACCTGTCTTTTCCAACCATAATTCAAAAGGTGTTTTCCATTTATTTAGACCAAGAACAATCGCTGCATCAGAACCGCCAAGCCCTTTTGTTCTTGCTTCCAACCACTCTTGGCGGTCCATTTCGAGCGTTGAAATTGCTGATACCATTTTCAGACCTCCTATGCTATAATTTCAGTAATTGAAATATTTTTTATTTGTAGGCCACTTAAAAAAGTGGTCTTTTATATTTCTTCGAGAGACCCATCATCCATGAGATACTCCCAAAGGCAGCTTGGACTGCAAAACAGTTCATCATCGAATGTTGCGGCGCCATCCCCTCCATAAATTGGTGCATCGCATGTTTTACATTTTCCTATTGGTCCTACCGCATCTTCCGGATAAACTCCGCCGAGGACCATTGGATTTTCGATATCGATTGGTCTCATGATTTCACCTCCTTGATGTAGTAAATCCATTCATCGAGGATTAACCCATCAGTGATTTCCTCAATGGAATCTGCATAATAAGTTATTGGGACATATCCTTGCCCTCGAATAATGCCTGTAAATTTGTATTTACGGCCGCCATTGATTACAGCTGTATTGCCATTAACCCATGTAATCATCACGCATCCCTCCTTCTTGGTGATAGAATCACCAATCTATCCACAACGTCGTCGCCACTGGAGCCTTTGCGGCCGCCGCTCGTCCGAATGGAGTCTTGGCGAAGCTGGGCTCGGTTGTAGATAGATTGCTAATCCCATCCGGCAGCTCATAATCCCCGTGGCTAACCAACCAAATGATTCGAGGAGTCGATTATGAACTGCTGGATAGGAGCGAGTTAGACTCGCAACCCATCATCATTTGTGTTATAATTGAATTAGTGTATATTAGTCTGCCGTTAACCATTTTGGTTAGCGGTTTTTTAATTGATGTGAATATATAAGAAAACTGTTAAGATAATTCCGAATAATAATGGTCCAAAGAACCAAATGAAATCTGATATGGTACCTTGTCCTTCGAAAAAGTAATCGTTGAGCCACTTCATCTGATCACCTTGCCTGATAGCAACAACTTTTGAATTAATGTCAACTTGCGCCATTTAAACTTTCGCACCTTTTGACCACCTCACATAAAATTCCTCGTTTTGATAAATCATGTATTGTTAAGTAAAATCTTCGTTGGTTTTCGAGCTTTTGTACTCGTTCAAGAGAGCGAAGCATATCTCTGTTTCTAGCGATAGCTAAATCAATTCGTCCGTCTTGAGTGTGCATTCTAATCATGTTTAAGAGATCATCAATGCACGCTTTCTCTTTTGCTATCTCAAAATTGATAGATTTTAAATCCATAACACCCCTCCTATAAACGCTGGAATCATTTGTAATAAAGTCAAAGCGTTGTTTAGCACATCTGCGCCGAACATCATTACTGCTGCCTGCGCTTCACAATTCGTAACCCTCACCCAGTTCATGAATGTTTTAATATCAACAAAGTATCGACCGCTTTCGATTTTGCTTACTGTCGATTGAGTTATATTGAGTTCGTAAGCAATTTGTTCTTGGGTCATTTTTGCTTTCTTTCTGAATTGTTTCAGCAACTTATGATACTCCTGGGTTACTTGCACGGCTTTCACCCCCCTTCAAATATTCCAAAATGGAATATATTCCGTCTCGGAATACCAAGTTAATTCGTTTGAGATTAAGATATTAGTAGAGGTTCTGCCCGGCCTCTAACAATACGAAGAATTACTATTTGCCCGTACATCTGCCCGATGTATTTTTTATCAGTACCATTCATCAACAATTTCTTTTAAAGCTTTAACGCTGCCTTCGTATTCCCAGAATCGTTTGCCCTTACCGTTTCTACGTTCGTACACTTTCATTCGTGGATCATGTAGAACGTATTTTTCTAAATACGAAGGTTCCATGCAGGTAAGTTCGGACATTTTCTTAATGTCCCAGTACAGTAACTTAGGTCGCATTACATCATTGATTAAACTTTCAATTTGTTTTTCAATTTTTTCTGTAGTAATTCCAGACATTTCTAAAATAGTTTTTATCAGAACACTTTCAGATGGTTGTTCCTGAATTTTTCTAACCATCAAAAGTCCTCCTTTGCAAAGGCTGTTTGCCCGACAGCCTTTTTATTTAACTAATTTCAATTGAGTTTGTTTATTGTAGCTTTCAATTTCAATTTCTAATGAAGTGCTTGGGCGCCATTTGCTAATGAAGTAAACCGCTTCATCGAATTTTGATTTCGGTAATTCACTATAACGTGGTAATTTGAAATGACGTTTAAAGTCACGCCACAATTCTGCAAAAGCTTTACGTGCTACTGCGTTATATGCAGGCGATTCATAACCACCAAGTATCTCTAAAACTTTCGCTTTACCCTGTGAATTTAAAGCATATTCTTGCGCTCCATCAATGCGCATGTATTCTTTTAAATAAGCAACATCGCTTTTTAGAGATTTAATTTCTTGATAGTTTTTTAGTGATGTTTCTAAAGCGAGTTCGATAGGATCTTGTGGAAGTTGCTTCTCTTGTGTAACACGATAATATTCATCTACTAACATTTCATAAGCTTCCCAAGCTTCGTCTGTATTTAGTGATTTCGCATGAAGCCATGCGCCTTTTTCTGTCCATAAGTACAATGCTGATGCATTTTTTCCAACCAGTTCCGAATTTCGGAAGTCGTTCTTAAATCGTTTTAAGTCTTCTCCTTGAAGTAAAATGTAATGTTTGCCTTCTTTGTAGCGTTCTTTGTTTTCGCTGAAATTTTTTGAAATGCGATCACTGCTTGTCCCATAGCTTTCAGCAAGCTGTGATGTAGTTAAAACACGTTGTCCTTTATGTTCAATCACTTGCAATTGATTCATTTACATACCTCCTAGTTTTTGCAGGATTCCTCTCTTTCCTGTCGAATATTGACAGCGGAAGGAGGTGTTGGTTGTGACTGAAAAACGTATAACTCTTTTAGAAACCGTAGATGGTAAACAATTTAAATCTCGTTATCATGACACCGAACGCACTTACTTTGCTCTAAAAGAAGATATAATCATCAGCTGTTCGAAATACAGTTCAGGTATCCTTGTCTTTGCTCGTGATGAAGATGATGTATTTGATTACATCGGTGATATACAAATCGATAAAGAAGATATAGGATTAACCGAAATATACATTCATAGCAGAGGCATCCAATCGTTGCAATTAAATCATTCAGACCATCTAGGTATCACAGTTAATAACGATTCTTTAAAAGATGTGACAATTCAGATTGATGAAGCTAAATCCAAACAATTTAAAGAGAAAAAATTCTTCGATTTTTAACAACCTTTCAAATCAGATAAAATAGCTTCTAATTCAGATTTAATGTATCTTTCTAACCTAGGAATATGTTTAGTTGGTTGTTCATTCGTTTTCTTGCTAATTAGAATCTTTAACCTCTCTTGACAACCAACTAAACGACTTGTTAAAGATGGATCGAATTCATACAAGATATTTTCTTTAACAAGATAATTTAATAAATCGTTCACTTTGGACAAAACATTTTCAGCTTGATGTTGAGTTAAGTTTTCCATTGTTTCATCTCCTATGCGGTTTTATCACTTTCTTGTAAACCTTGTATAACATCATTCGTAAAAAAAATATCGTATGGATCCCGTTTTAAAGCTTTAGCGATTTTTAAAGCCAACGTTACAGAAGGTTCTTGACCATGCAATTCAATATTAGTAATCGTTTGTCTAGTCGTTTTACAACGTCTTGCTAATTCTGCTACAGGCATTCCTACTTCTTTCCGAATTTCACGCAACTTATTATTGTAAGTCATGTATAACACCTCCTTGACTGTATTGTATTACATGAATTACACGTATGTCAATAATGATTTACAACATTTTTCTATATTTTTTTCATTCCATTGTGTAAAGTATGTATTACAGGGGGTGAGTATTTTGGAAACTTTAGGTGAGTATTTAAAAAAACTTAGAGGGAAAGAGTCTTTGCGCGAAGCCAGTAAACGTATTGGTATAAGTCATACTTATTTAGATACAATCGAAAAAGGTTATGATAAACGTTCTGGTAAACCGGTAAAACCTACACCAGAAACTTTAAAACTTATTGCAGATGGTTACCATGTATCTTATGAAGATTTAATGGCGCGCGCTGGTTATATTGAAGAAATTCCGGATGATAACTCTACCCCATTAGCTAACAAAGCCGAAAAAGACATAGCCAAACGAATACAAAAATTCAGAGAAGAAATTGAAAATTCGGATGGATTAGCATTCAATGGAGAACCATTATCAGAGGAAGCGAAAGAATCACTGATTGAATCGATGGAGTATATTTTTCGGCAGACGCAGAAGATCAATAAGAAGTATGTTCCTAAGAAGTTTAGGGATGAGGAGTAAGAGTTAGGAGGATGCAAATGAAAGAAATTATTTATTTAGACACTCAATTTCTAAATTCTTTTTTAGCTCAAAAAAACGACGGACTCCCTACGTTAAAAAGTCATGAAAGAGCAGAGGAAATCAAAGATGCATTAGAGTCTTCTGATGGGCATAAAAGCGGATCAAGTATTGAAGCTATTTTTAAAACTGGTGATTTTGAGATTCCACTTGTATTTAAGGGGCCTTCTGGTGAAATTAAAGGAGTTTGGAGACCTGGTACTTATTCAGAAGAAAAAGCTATAGCTTCTCAAACTGAAGCTGCAAAACAAATTATTTCAACTCAAATGCATGATAACGCCCTAGAGGAATTCATTATTTATTTAAATGAAAATACAGAAGATATTTATGTTACAGAGTTAACTGAAGATAAGAATTGTATTGGTAAATATGTTACTAAAAAAAGTACTTTTAATATTATTGATTTTGATTATTTAATCAAAATAATGCAAGCAGATATAATTAAAATGTTTATGTTTGATGAACTAGATAAAAAATTAGACGAGATAAATCAGCAACTTAAAAATATACCAAAAGCACAAAAGAATACTAAAGAATATCAACAAATGAATTCATTTTTTAAAGATAGAAAAGTAGAAATAGAAAATACGAAAAAACAAACTATTTCTGAATTAGAAAAAGTTGAAAAGATGTTGAAGTATTTGAAGGAAATTCTACCTAACTCAACATTTTTAATCGGTGATGGAATAATAGCACCGTTAAAAGAGGAATTTCTAAGAGAACAAGGAAAGGAATTAAGCTTTAAATATGGCAATTCTTCAAATTTAGAAATTACACTTCTGGGGAAAGTAACTGGGAAAATAAATAGCAGTGAATTACCTCAATTAAACGATATTGATATTGTATTACAGTTGCATCAAATGATTTATTTTATATTAGAATCATTAAAGTTAACAAAAAAAGGAGACCACATAGTCTCTCCTGTTGCTATTTATTTCGAATAAGCGAAAATCTTTTCCTTCTTTCCTCCATACGTTTTTTATGTTCTGAAATTTCTTGACGAACCTTTTTAGAGTGTTGAGATGCATACATTTGTTCTTCAATAACTTGATCCGCTATTTTTCTTATTAGCTTTTTATGTTCATTAAACAACATTTTCATTATCTCACACCCTTCAAAAAAGTAATTCTTATTATGTATTATATACAACTTTTCAGTTTTTAGAATAGGCATTATCTACAAAGCGAAGTGATTTTATGTGGTTGAAAGCTAAAGTACAAGAATTAGTAAATGAACACAAAACTTTCAACCCATTTGAAATAGCATCACAGAAAAACATCCATGTCATCAAATGGGATTTACACGAACAAATCAACGGTTATTATAAATACGATCGTCGAAATCGATACATAGTAATTAATTGCAACTTAGACGACGAGTTTCAACGTGTAGTATGTGCCCATGAACTTGGGCACGCAATACTACACACTAGAGTTAATACACCATTCATGACGAAGAATACATTTTTCTCTATAAACAAAATAGAACGCGAAGCCAATCGCTTTGCAGCCGAACTCTTAATCCCTGATGATAGTTTACTAGAATACAATAACATCTTTGACATCGCTTCTGCATATCAAGTGCCAGTTGAATTAGTCAGATTAAAATGTGAAGTCCATCATAAAAATTAAATCATTGTAGTCTATCAACATTCGATAACGGAGGGAATGATTGTAATATATGTATTTAGTGTACGTTGATGAAAGTGGAGATACAGGGGTAACTAATAGCCCAACTAGATACTTCATTTTAAGTGCACTGATTATTCATGAAAATAATTGGAATAGATTCATCGATGACTTAGTCGATTTTAGAAGAAATTTAAGAGACCGTTATAAATTTAAAATGAGAGAGGAAATACACGCTGCCGAGTTCTTTCAATCATCTAAAAAGTATGATCATATAGATAAACATATAAAATTACAAATATGTAAAAAAACACTAGATTTTCAAAAATCATTAGATTATATACAAGTTATGTTTATTGTTATAGACAAAGCTACTTTTACGGGAGATGTTTTTGAAACCGCTTGGAAATATCTTATACAAAGAATTCATAATACATTGGATAATAATAATTTTAGAGTCATAAACAATTCATCAAAAGATGAAAATAACGATAATTTTATATTAATTCCAGATAAAACCGATGATAAAAAACTAACTCAATTAGTAAGAAAACTTAGAAGATACAATCCGATTCCGAGTCGATTTGGTAATGGTTATTTAAATCTCCCTTTAACATTAATCGTTGAAGATCCATATACTAAAGATTCGATGAATTCATATATTCATCAATTAGTCGATGTGAATGCTTATTTTATGAAACAGAGTTTAGATCCAACAGCTTATATGAAAAGAAAAAAAGCGCACAACTTCATTAAACGATTAGAAAATATCAGATGCACACATATATCAAAAGAGAAAAATGGAATATTAATGGTTAAATAGGAAAGGCCCCCAAAAAGGGGGCCGGTAGGAACCTACTCCCGAGTCTAGCCCGGTTTCAGTTCCACCTTCATTATATTATAAACGCCATTTCTAATCAATATGAACGGCCTAATATTCAATACTGAACAGGCTGTTTTTTTAGCAAAAACCAAACCGAACATATATTCTTTTAAGGAGGTGATGTAACTTACCCTCCATGCCCGTACATCTGCCCACAAATGAGGGGGAAGAATATGGCAAAAACTAATCGAAAAAAAAATAAATTGCATAAATGTAAAAAAGATAACGAATTGTATTGGTATTTAAACTCTAAAGGTGAAAAACGTTGGTGCTTTCGCCATCGTTATTATGATTTATTTGGCAGACGCCGAGAAAAAACAGAAAGAGGATTTACTAGTGAAGCCGCAGCATACAGAGCGTTATGCGAAGTACGCGCAAAATTGGCAGCAGGCAATAACATTGAAGTTGAACACGACAAAATGACTGTGGGACAATGGGTCAACATTTGGTATGAAACACATAAAAACGAGTGGGAGATTACTACTCGATTACAAAGAAAAAATATTATTCGATACCAAATTGAGCCGTTAATCGGAAAAATGAAACTTTCAACGTTAGACAGAGAAACATACAAACGGAAATTTATTAATCCGCTTTTAGAGGAATATAAACCATCAACAGTAAGACTGTTCCATCGGGTGTTTAAAGTGGCAATTAATGCTGCTGTGGATGCTGAAATTCTTCCTCGTAATCGTTTCACAAAAATTAAAATTGTAGACGAAGAACGTCGTGAGGAACCAAATGTTTTAAGCATTCACGAATTAAATAAGTTTTTAGAAGCTGCTGAAACCGAACCATTCACTTCGAAACTTATTGTTTATACACTAGCTTTCACTGGTATGCGTCGCGGCGAAGCGCTTGGTTTGAAATGGAAAAATATTGATACAGAAAAATTTACAATCACAATTGAAGCTACAAGAGATCGTAAAGGTTATCGTACTCCAAAGACATTAAATAGTTATCGGACAATCGATATCGACGAAAATTTGGCTTCGATGTTTGATAAGTATCGTAAATGGTGCAAAGAGTTATTCTTTTCTTTCGGCAAAAGATTTACACCGGAAGAATTTGAAGAACAGTTTGTTTTTATATCATATCAAACAGCAGAACCATATATGGACAACAGTTTACACTATGCATTTAAAAGATTATCCAAAATCGTCGGTTTTACCGTTAAACCACATACTCTTAGACACACGCATGCTTCGATATTACTTTCAAAAGGTATCGACGTAGCAGTAGTAGCAGACCGACTTGGAAACACCCCAAATGTTATTTGGGAAACATATGCTCATGTTATTAAAGAAAGTAAAAGTCGAACAGTCGATCAGTTTATTTCTGCCTTGAAAACAGCTGAAAAATAG